CAATTGCCACAATGGGCAAAGCTATATCTGCATTCCAAGTCAATGAGTTACTTAAATCCCAATGCGAAAGATTTATTATATTGTTGGACCCAGACGCAAAAGAATATGCCATCAACTTGGCTCTCAAGCTTGTTGCATATAAAAAAGTCAAGGTGGTGTTTTTACCAGACGGAAAAGACGTAAATGATTTAGGGAGAAGTCAGACACTTAAGCTAGTATATGCTACCAGGTACCAAAGTTATCAAGAATTGATATCAATCAGAAACTCATTGAAATAGGGAGTTCCTATTATATTATAAAATAATATATTTATGCGTGAACCATCTATCCATATAACTAAGTCTCAATTTGAGGAAATATTAAATACCCTAGAGGTAGATAATTTCCCAGTTGAGGCTTTTTTTGTTATTGCTCGAAAGGAGGCAATAAATCATAGAGCAGTCTTAGTTTCTAACAATAAGAATACTAAGCGAGTTAATAACATTTTACTAGCATCTAAGGGGGATGCTGCCCTTGTTGCTGATATTTTATATGCAACTCGTATAAAGTTAAAGCATAGAGGGGTTCGTAAAATAAATGAAAGTAATTCTCGGGAATGGGCAAATTGTAAAAAGCTTGCAGAAGTATGTAATAACTTCTGTGAAGATTTCAAATTTGATACCCGGGAAGGTTTTATTAAATACATTGAGACTGGGTTAAAGAGGATGACTGATTATCGTAATGTTATGCAAAGGTTATTATCCATGCAGGAGAACATTACTAATCAGATAGATGCTGAGATAGAATTACAACATTCAGATTTAAAACTTACCAAAGAGATACATGATTATTTCATAGGTAAGATTGCTAAGGCAACTGGTATATATGAGTCTTATGAAAATCAACCCGAGAAGTATGTACACTTTGCAAAGGTAGGTGAATTCCTAAAAGAGGAGGGCTGGAATTATAAGACCTTCATCGATGCTCAGTTTGAATCTCTTGCATGGTGCAATGGGTTACCGGATATTGCACAAATGTATACGGATAAAGCAATTGAAAGATACAATAAGTATTTATATAAATATAAGAATAAACAACTACTTGAAGGTGAACCAGAAGTTGAAGGTTCCCTTTGGGATAAAATAAGAAAATGATATGAAAGGTTTACAATTTTTCGGAAACAGAGTAGAGGATGCAGCTAATGCTTTTATAGATGTCCTCAAGTATTCAGACCAATCCGTGGATTATCCAGATTTTAAGGATATCGAACCATGGCCTGATGAGATAATTAATATGTTCTATGTGATTTGGAAGAATGCCAAGTTCTCAGAACTAAGTGCCATCATTATGTATACCCAACAGTCTTCTAGATTTGAAGAAATATCAGAATTGATGTTGGGTATTGGTTTGGTAGAGATGAGACACCTTGATAAGATATCGGACTTTTTACAAAAGGCAGATCCCTATGAGGATTACTCTACCATGAATATTAATCCTACGATTGAGATTGGTTCTACTTGGGAACAAGCTTTAAAGATTGCTTTGAATTCCGAGATAGAAACTATTGGTCACTACAAGAAAATTCAAAGAGCAATTGCTCAATACGAAGAACGCCCAGATTACGATGACGTGAATTATTTCCTTGAGAAATTGATTGCGGATGAGGAGCATCATATTAAACTTCTCAAGGAAGCAATGGGTATGGATAAATCTACTAAGGGTGTAACGGTAATTATCAAATGAGTAGGATAATCATACAGAATGGGAATATGTGCGAACTCGACTTACCTCTTAAGTTCGCACAGAAACTTTATAATGAGTTCGCTATTCGACATCCAAATGCTTTCTACTTACGTACAAGGCAAAGAGGTATGCAGAATTGGGATGGTAAGATTCACTACATCACCAAGACTGGGCAATTTAAAATAGGTTTGCTTCCTAAGGTATACGATATGTGTATTGAGATGGGAATTAAACCTAAAGTTGTAGATATGCGTCAACCTTTACCTAAAGTCAGTAAAGTTGTTACGAAGATAGGCAAATATAAATTAAGACCAGAACAGGAGAAAGCAGTCAAGGCAGTTATCAATAATAAGATAGGGAATACACCTTTTCATATTGGCGTATTAGATTACACTGTTAATGCAGGTAAAACACTTATCATGTCGTCTTTATATTTATCCTATAAGAAGCAGTTAAAGACTTTGCTAATAACTAATGATTCGGATTGGTTAAATCAAGCTAGAGAAGAATTTAAGCAATATCTTCCCGGAGAAGATATCACTTTTGTTCAAGGCAAGGTTTTAAACTGGAGTAACTTTACTATAGGTATGGTTCAATCTATTTCGAGAAATATGAGATTCTATCAAAAGGAATTATCTCAAATAGATATGGTACTTATAGATGAGGCTGACCAAGGAGGTAGTAAGCAATATCAGAATGTAATCACTCGGTTATTTAATACCAGAATTCGTATAGGATTATCTGGTACGATTTATATGAGTAAGCTTGCTAAGGATAGGGTTAAGAATATGAACCTTGAATGTTTCTTTGGTAAAGTGATTGCCGAGTTTAAACTTAGGGATTCTATCAAAAAGGGTTACTCAACAAAAACCGTTGTAAAGATGGTACCTGGTAAACCCTGGTATGGTAATTGGGAATCTGATTGTATTTCCTATAAGGAAATATACGATGATTCAATCACCAATTGTTATACAGCTTGGTTAATGGCTTATAATAGATTACTATGGAACCTTAATCAAGGCAGATACCCTGCTCTCGTAGTTTGCAAGCATATTGCACATTGTGAAAATCTATATAAATTCTTTAAAAAGAAACTGGGCGATGCCTATAATATTGCCTATGTGCATGTTAATACTCCTTCTAAGTTAAGACAACAAATAATGAAGGATTTTAGGGAAGGCAAAATAGATATCCTGGTATCAACTACAATCATTGCTCGAGGTAAAAACTTTCCTAAGCTTAGGTATTTACTTAATGCAGCAAGCATGGATAGTCAGGAAAAATCTATTCAGTTTCTTGGTCGTTTGGTAAGAACCGATAAATCGAAAAAGAAAGTGTACCTTGATGACCTTCACTATCCTGGTAATTATTTAGATAGGCATGGAAAACATAGGAAGCAATATTATCAGAGACAAGAATTGAAAGTAATCTTATTAGACAAACTATGGAAGAAACATCCTAACCATAGCCTTATTCAGAGTTAACTAGAAGTACTATGAGTATTTACTTTTTCTCCGTAGGAGGAAAAGAAGATTACAATTAATAAGCATATAGGCATTATGAATAATGATAAACTAATATGTATCAGAGATGAAGATGATACTAAACTAACTACTCTATTATCAGATGGTTGGAAGATAATCCAAATCTCTGCATCCGGTATTTATTGCTGGGTACTCTTAAGGAAACCCAATAATACTAAAAAGAAAATTAAAGGCTTTCAGTGATGGAGAAATATATTTTAATTACAGCGGTTGTTATTATGATAATAATAATACTCGCTTTAGACTTCATACTTTCTAAGGATGGCTATCAATGCCATTCATGTAAGAAACGTTTTCATAAAAAGGATTTGGAAATTAAGGGATGGCATTTCAAAGAATGGGTCTGTCCCAATTGTAAACACATTAATTACACTTATGATGAAGAAGATTAGGGAATGGTTTAAATCTCTTGTTGTTGGGGAGGTACATAATCCTAAACACGTATTCAACTGTAGAGATTTGATATGGGTATCAAATTTGGAAACTTCTCAAAATACCCCCGAATGTTTTACTCATTTCTTTTGTTTGTACTGGAGTAATGGTATGGTAGTCAAAGTATGTCAAGAGAGCCATGATAGAAATTCATACCAAGAATTATATAAACTCAGGGAACTATTTATTAATAACATCGGTTATTCCTATGTTCCCATAGAAGATAACAGTGAAATATACATTTATTTTATAAACATAAAAAAGACATATAATGGCTAAGAAAAAGAAACAACTTCCTGATTTATCAAAACATGATGTACTTACACCAATAGATGTTAGTCAATTGGGTACTAACGGAGATCCATGCTTTGGTATTGGGTATGATTTATCCACTAAAGAATGTAAATTATGCGGAGACTCAGAACTATGTGCGTTCAAGATGTCCCAGAACTTGAACATTACAAGGAAAGAATTAGAACAGAAGAATCAATACAAAGATTTGGATATATTAGAAGATACGGTTGGTATCAAGAAATACATCCGAGGCTTGATTCGGAAAGGGAAAGACAGAAAAGAAATTATCTCAAAGACAGTTGAGAAATTCGAAGTACCTAAGAAACGTATTAGAGAACTTTATAGAGAATGCAATGGGAAAGGTCAATAAGTTAAGAATGATATGGGCAATGTTTAAGTTATATCTTAACAACCCAAATTATTATGTACGGCAAGATGATGTTCTTGCTGATTTGTTTATGCAGGGTGAATATGATGTAGAGAGATTCTGTCATTCACTCGGAGTAACTCCTCAACGAGGATTAACCTTTGAACAACTTTTAAAAAAATGTAATATATTATGAACAGATTTAGATTTATCAAAGTACGGGAGGTAATATCTCCCAACAGAGCAAACCCAAATGATGCTGGGTTAGATTTTTATGTACCAACCGATTTATATCCAGAGCATATTCATTCTAAAAATGAATTCGACTCAGAAGGTTATAATTTAGATGTTCCTTTTGGTGAAGCCTTTGTAAGGCATATAGCTTTAAAACCAGGTCATCGTATACTTATCCCATCAGGTATCAAAGGTTTGCTAGAACCTCCTGCATCTATGTTAATGGCAGCAAACAAATCTGGTATAGCTACTAAGAAAGGGTTAATCTTTACTGCCGAGATAGTAGATTCTCCCTATGTTGGAGAGATACACATTGGAGTATACAACACTTCTCAAGAAGCCCAGGTTATTGAGGCTGGCCAGAAGCTGGTACAATTTATTCATGTACCTATCTATATTACTGAACCAGAAGAGATTCAACAAGAGGAATTTTATACTGAATCCCAGATGTGGGGAAGTAGAGGAGGGAATGGTTTTGGTTCATCAGGAAGTAAATAATCATGGACATCAGGAATATAAATGAACAAGTGCCTCAGGTAGAAGAAACTGAGGCACGGATATTACAAGAAATGTATGTTCTTGGGATAGAGCAATTCTCTGGGTATAAATCCATAGAAAAGCTACCAGATTACCCATTAGATATAAATAATCCAAAGAGCCAAGTTATTCTAAAGGATTTTATTGGTAGAGTTATTGAAGAGTTAACTGAAGGATTCGAATCTACCGATGAAGTAGTATCTATATATCGTGATTATGGATGGAATAATGATTGTTTAACCTCAGAGGAATATACTCAGGTATTAAATCATCTAGCAAATGCAAATGAGGAACAAGCAGATGCCTTGGGATTCTTCTTTACTTTGCTTTTGTATTCTAATATATTGCCAGAAGATATATTAAAATACCAAGATGCAAAGAGTTTATTTGAGGTAATGGCAATTGGAGTCAAAGACTTACTCATCAAGTACCCAGACCATCGAAGTGTAAGGAAATACCCTATACTAAGTCCAACTGATTGGGCAAGAGAAGATAGAGCAGAATATGATAAGATAGTTTCTTATACCCCAGGTTTTCATGAAATGAGCGAGATATCTCATGAAAATGAGAAGCTATATTTATGGGAAGTAATATATGAACTTAATAAAGCAAGGAACTTCCTTAAATGTAGACCCTGGAAACAAACTCAAGTGATGACCAAAGAAATAGATTTTCAGGAATCTTTGGTAAAGTCATTCTATCTCTATATGGGATTTTTAGCCATGAATGGGTTTACTCCTTGTGGATTATTTAGTTTATTCTTTAAAAAACAACGTCTCAATTTATGGAGACAAAATACTAATTACTAGCATGTCAGGATGGAACCATAAATTAGAGGGACTTCAACTTAATCCGGAGGAGTCCCTCCATTCGTTAGAATTTGCTACTTCACAAGAGGCATGGGAAAAACTCAATGAGGGATTCCTAAGATTAGAGCCTGCTTTATTTGCAAAGGGGGCTATTGCCAATAGTGGGGTAGCAGTAGTGTATAACGTATTCATAAAGATACGCAATGCCTGGGTAGACCCAGAATTTGATTATGGGAGATGTTTCAATTATAAAGAAACTAAGTGGACTAGCTTATTGAATAACTACATAGACTTTAATAAGCTTGACTTGTTGCGTAGTAAACTGAGAGTACTGAGAAATAAGTATAATCAGAATTACAATATAACTTATATGTTTAACAATCACCATGATAACGGTAAACAATGTCTAATAGCTGCGACTTTTTCAAAACGATTCGGGGAAGACATCCCAGTTATTACAATGGTAGTTCGGGCTTCGGAGATTACCAAGAGGTTAATATTCGATTTCCTATTAATTCAACGAATGTCAGAGTACGTATATGGGCCGGACCAGTCAGTACAAATCAACCTATTTGCGACTCAAATGTACGGAAATGTGGAGACACTTCTAATGTATCATACCCATAAACCTTTGAAGAAGGTACTTAAGGGGGCAGAAGAGAATGCTTGGAATAAGAGAATAAAAGAGATATGGAAGAAATTCCAAAAGGGTACAGAGAAGGAATTCTCTTCATTCAAGGTATTCTTTAGAAGTTTTAAAGTGCTTCGACCAGATTTATATGAGGAAACATATAAATCAATGAAAGCAAAAGAATTACTTCTTGAATACGAGGATATAGAATACCCGGAGAATGTAATCTCTTACTCTCAACGTAAAGCCTATAAAAAGAAACTTTTAAAACAAAAGAACAATGGAAGCTAAGGAATTTTTAAATCAGAAGCGTATAGGATTAGTAAACAAATTCTATTACCAAGTTTTTGAGATTAAAAAGAACGGGGGAGAACCAGATATACCCTTGTTATTAAAAGAGGTAGAGGATTTTGATGATTTTGTATATCGCTACTGGCATATGACCTGGGTTAGTTCTACAATGTCATACAATTAAATATTTATATTATATGAGGATATATTCTAACAGTTTTGAGTTAATGTCCGAAATGGGCAGAGAACTCAACAGTTATGGTCAAACTGTAAAACCAAAGACCTATCAGAATAAAGTGATTGAAGGTAATGAGGATTTTATTACTAAAGAACTCATTTGCCAACAATATTGCTTAACTTCATTGGGAGACCCGGTATGGTTATTCGTATTCTCTCATTCAAGAGAATGGGCAGATGCTGAGTTCCAAGAAAGGGTTGATACCTCTGATATAATTAATCCAGGTAAAGCTTGGGAATTAAGAAAAGATTTATGGGAACAGTTCTTGGTAAATGGTAAATTTGATTATACCTATAATGAGAGAATCATCCATGTTATTAAACCATTGATAAGATTATTGAAGGACGATAATGACACTCGTAAAGCAGTATTACCAATATTCAATGGTGATATGGACGGATTAGATACCGATTGGTATGATGGTAGTAGACGTATACCCTGCTCTATGTATTATGACTTCCTTATCCGTCAGAATGGTAAAGGAGAGAAGGTATTACATATTTGCTATCATCAAAGGAGTTCAGATTTTGTTACTCATTTTGGTAATGATGTATACCTTGCATGGAGACTCATGGAATATGTAGCTCAAGAGGTAGGAATAAAACCAGGTTATCTGTATCACACAATTGATTCTCTCCATGCTTATAAGAAAGATTGGACAGCATTAGCTTCTAATCTGGAAGACTTATAAGATAAATACTAATAATGAGGGATGTATCTACTACTGGTGGGTATGTCCCTTTTTCTATTTTTAAAATATGGAGACACGGTATACAATAATAAAAAACAAAAGAGAGTTAAAGAAACTCATTGCCTGTTGTAAATCAACTGGTTATGCTTGCTGTGATTATGAAACAAATGCAGAACCTATATATAATAAGGGTTTTAAGCCAACTATACTCTCAGTATCCTGGATGCCAGGGTTTGGTGCTTCCATTCCTTTAGACCATTTCGAAACAAAAGATTATACTTCACCCGGTTGGAATTGGAAAAAGATGCTAAGGAAATTTGGGGAAGAGGTAATTGAGAATTATGACATTGTAAAGGTTGCATGGAACTGGAAATTTGATGACCAGATAAACCAGAAATATCAAATATTCTATAGGGGTACTTGTTTAGATGGTATGCTTGCAAAATATGTTCTTAATGAGGAAAAACCCCATGACCTAAAATCAATGGTAAGAAGGTATTTGCCTGAGTATGGTAATTATGAGAAACAAGATGCTTTTGATAAGATACCTTGGGATAAAAAAGAATTAGACCCACTTTGCCATTATGGATGTCAAGATACGGATTATACACTTAGGTTAATGATATTCTTTGAGAAGAAGTTGGTGGATTTAGGTATGTATTCGGTATTCCGTAATTTATTCATGTGTAATTCACGAGTACTTACTTCGGTAGAAAAGGAAGGTTTATATCTAGATACTGAGTTCAATAAAAAGCTTTTGGAAGAATATAAACCAAAAATAGATGCTGCTAGAGACGCAATATACGCTTTGCCAAGAGTAAAGAAATTCGAAAAGAAGTATAACCAAGAAAAGATTGATAAGTATATCCAATCTATCGAATCAGAACTTGAAGAGTTAGATTATAATGACCCAAAGGATAAACGTAAGATTGCATTAAGGGAACAGAAAATATCGAATATCAAGGCAGGTATATTTACAACTAAAAAGGAACAGGAATTAATAAGACCCATTAACCTTGGTAGCCCAGTTGATTTGCCTAAGCTAATGTATTCAGAGGATGGATTCCATTTCGATGTAATTAAAGATAATGATTCTGGTAAACCAAGTACAGATGAAGAAACTCTAACTAACTTAAGGTTAACAGTTAAAAAACCCGATTCACCAAAGGCAATATTCTTGGATAAACTTCTCGAACTAAGAGGGTTAGAGAAAATGTATAAGACTTATATTTATGGGTGGTGGGAAAAGGTACAAGATGATTCTCGATTACATGGTAGATATAACATACATGGTACTGACTCTAATAGGTTTAGTTCTGCAGACCCAAATATGCAGCAGATCCCAAAGACAACAGTAGACCCAAATATCAAGAAACAATTGGTAGCTCCTCCAGGTTATCTATATATGGCATTCGACTACTCACAGGCAGAGTTAAGAATGATGGCTCATTTATCAGGTGATGAAACTTATCTGGAAGCATTTGCAAAGGGCGTAGACCCTCACCTTGGTATAGCAGCAGCAAAATATGGGGTTCCAATTGAGGAAGCCAGTAAAATATACGAAGACGAAAGTCACCCTGACCATAAGCTTTGGAAGACTAGAAGAAAACAAGCTAAGCAAATTGCATTTGGACTTATCTATGGAATTGGAGATGCTTTGCTAGCAGTAAAATTATCAGACCCAAAAGCTGGTATTATAGTTACTAAAGAAGAAGCTCGTAAGGAGATGGATGAGTTCTTTAAGAAACACCCAAAGATACTTAAGTTCAAAGAGAAACAAGAGAAATTCCTTCGTAAGCATGGATATTATACCCAGTTATTTGGTACTAAGAGAAGATTACCCCAAATATACTCAAATGATAAACAAGAAGTTGCTTATGCCATCCGTTTGGGACTTAATTTCCCATGTCAAGGTGCTGCAGCAAATATGACTAATTTTGGAGCTATCCTTGTTTATTGGTTAATGAGACAAGGTAAATTACCCATGATGAAAGAAGCTTGTACAGTTCATGATGCTGTATATATGTATTCTAAACCGAAGGATATAAATACATGGACAGTATATACAATTTGGAATATACTACGTAACCCAAGTACTAAGAAATACTTTGGTTTCCAAGTTGATGATGTAACTCTATCAATGGATTTTACAATAGGTAGGTCTATGGCAGAAGAATTACCGTTTATGCCAGGCTATGATTATACTAGAATGTTAAAACCAGACTTTTCGGTAGATGCCTACATGGAAGAATATCACAAGTTTAAGACTCGTAAAATTGGTAATTTTAGTGCAGCTTCACCAGAGGTATTTATGGAACTATATAAAAAGGAAATCCATAAATATCAACGAGAATATGAAGAATCGAGAAAAGGGTAATATACCGGGATTTAGTAATTACTACATATCCCGTACTGGGAAGTTATACTCGAAATTTACTGGTAATTGGAGATTGGTAAAACCCGCTATGAAAGATAATGGTTATTTATCTAACTCTTTAGTAGGAGATGATGGTAAACGGAAGAATTTCTATAGACATAGGTTAGTGGCTTCCACTTATATACCTAACCCAAACCATTACCCTCAAGTATGCCATAAAGATAATGACCCTGAAAATAATAGAGTAAGTAATCTATATTGGGGAACTGCCAAGATGAATATGGGTCAATGTATAGAAGATAAAAGATTTTACTTTGTTGGCAAAGAACGAGAACGTAGGGTAAACGTAGAATTACTAATTTCTAGGTATGTGTATGGCACACCAAGAAGAGATATACTAAAAGAATTCAGTATTTCAACTGGTGTATTGTATAAAATATTACGGTATAATAACATAAAACTAAGGAAATGAAAAAGATTTTGAACGGACCCACAATATGGAGAGCTAAGTGCCCATACTGTGATTGTGAATTTGAATATGATTATTCAGAAGTAGATTCACATACCTTTGCAGATTGTAAACTTGTAAAATGTCCTGGATGTAATAGGTATTTACATCATGAAGAAAATCCAAAATCACCAACAGAAGTGAAGAAAGAGGATACTATGTCCACATAAATAAAATAAATTTATGAAACCATGGCAACAAATGAGGAATATCAAAATGCGAGTAAATTAACTGCCCTTACATATATGATTGCAGGATGTTTGGGTTATTCTATTGAGAATCTGTTTAAATACCTGGATGCTACGAATTTAAAGGTAAGCGGACAAGAAAAGATGTTATTCAATCGAGTAAAGACCCAACTACATCAATTACAGACTAACCTTACTACATTAGAGGATATGGCTTTTAAAGTAATGGCCACTGATGAGGATGGGAAACTTGCTTATGAAGATGCTACTCATATTTATTGGGCAGCTTTCTTAGTATTATTAGATAGAGGGGGAACTGATAACTTATGCGACTTACGATTAAGAGCTTTAGTAGATAAGATTAGTCCCTATAAATCTCTTCTTAGATTGCCTGGTATGAGTTTAGCTTATCAAATGGCTTTTGCTCAAGTATCTAATGCTATAAGTAAAGGCGAATTTAGTAAGGAAGACTTTAAAAACCTATTAGAAGTTTATGAAGACGGAGCTAAAAAAACTAAAGGTTAAATTTGAGGGTAGGACCCTAGAAATTGATATTCAAAAAGAGTTGTCTATCAATGAGAATATCATTAATTCTCAGCTACGAGAATCTCCTTCTAGTTATTATATTCTTTGTTCTCTTAGAGATAAGTATATAAAGGAAAGAGATTTACTAGCAAGGGAAAAGGATGAAGCCTATTCCAATGCTTGGGTATATTATAAGGATGCCAATGAAAGGTGGAATAACGAATATGTTTCTCATAAGGCAAATCTTAACAAGAAGTATTCTTCCATTTATGAGAGATACTTAAAAGCTGTAGAAAAAGCAAATAAGTTCATAGCTATATGTAAAGCTTATGAGAGTCGGGAGAATATATTAAGAACTATTAATGCGAATCTAAGAAAGGGTTAACCCATTGAACTATAAATAATTACTAACTTTTAAAAACAGTATTAGAATATGAATTATTCAATGACATTTATCTCACCTCTTGTGGCTGAGAAATTTAATCAAGAATTACCTGGATGCCCTACAGAAAACCGGGTACTTATTTTATCTCCAAAGGAGGTAAACCAAACTAAATCGGGTTTGATTATCCCTGAACAAGTAAAAGAGGGAGTTCCTCGTAAAGGAGTTGTAGTAAAGAGTGGGGAGATTACAGAAGAATATAAAACCTATCGGGAATTGGTGGGCATAGGTAGGATAGTTACCTATGGTTTGTATGCGGGTAAAGAACTTGAATTCGAAACAGATAAATTATCTCCTGCTCTTCAAAAGATCTTAGAGAAAAACGTTCTTACCGTATTGAGTATGAATGAGGTAGTCTATTCAGAACCGAACAATCAAAATTAATCACTATGATAAAAGATAAGAAGAAAAAGAAAGTTTCATCAGAGGGACTTTCTACAAAAGAAAAGATGCTAGCTAGAAAGAAACAGCTAGAATCTAAGGGAAATGGTAGTGGGTTAGTATATCCAAAAGAAGGAACTCTGAGAATGAGAATTAAGTCTCCTGGTGATGACCAAGAATTGGGTATCGAAATTATTCAATTCTACCTGGGAGGCAATTTGGGAGGAGTTATATCTCCGGCTACTTTTGATGAACCTTGCCCATTTATGGAGAAGTATCAAGAATTGAAAAACTCTAAGGATGAAGACGACAAGGAACTTGCCAAGAATCTGGTACCAAGAAGAAGATATGTTATTGGTGGTATAATCTATTCAGATGAAAAGGGTAGTAAGGTAGATTACGAAGGCAAAGATAAGGGAGTTTTAGTTCCTCGCTCAGTATACCAGGATATCATTGACCTATACCTTGATGAAGATGAGGCAGGTGATATGACCGACCCAAAAACTGGTTATGATATTAAGATAATACGTTCAGGGTCTGGTAAACTAGACACCACTTATTCTGCTCGTGCTTGCAAACCAACTAAGTTGGACAAGAAATACCAAGGTACAATTGACCTTGAGGGTATAGTTCGTTCTCAAATCAAATCCTATGATGAGTTGGAAGATTTACTTTCACAGTATCTAAATGAAGACCACGGTGATGATGAGGACGATAATCCAAAGAAGAAAAAGAAAAAGGGAGTTCACAAAGACCATTACATGGAAGACGATGAACCCAAGAAAAAGAAAAGAAAATACAAATCGGATATTTAAGGGTTAGTAATAATATGGTTTCATTCGAAGGTGATAATTAGATTCATTCGGTTATCACCTTCTTTAGTTTAAATACATTACATTATGGCAAAGAAATCGAAAGTGGGTTTAAAGGTACCAACAAAAAATGAGATATTAAAGAAATATGGGGGCATGATGAGATTGGCTTCAGAAACTGTAGAATCAAATCTATGGTTGCCATCAACCTTCTTTGCTCTCAACTATACCTTTGGTGGTGGTATACCATTCGGTAAAATTTTAGAAGTAGCTGGAGAAGAATCATCTGGTAAATCTCTTATTGCCTATAACTTTGCATATACTTGTCAACAACTCGGAGGACATGTCATATGGGTAGATGCCGAACAATCTTGGATGAACTCTTGGGCAGAAATCAATGGAGTAGACCCAGAAAGAGTTACAGTATTAAATGATACTCGTATAGAATATATTTCTGATGCTGTAGCAGACTTAGCAATCTATCTTCGTTCTCAATTAACTAATAATGAACCGATTCTCTTAGTGATAGATTCTATTGCTGCTATGGATTGTGCAGATAACATAGATTCTAAAATGGTAGAGGGTAAGGCTGAAATGGGAGGTAGAGCAAAAGCTCTTTACAAATACTTCCGTATCAGAAGTGAATTATTCTATAGATTAGGAGTTACACAGATTTACATTAACCAATTAAGAACTGCTTTAAATGTCGGATTCGGAAAAGATAACACAACTACTACAGGAGGTGCAGCACTTAAGTTCTACGCTTCAATCAGAGCTGCCTTTTACTCAGGCAGGTCTATCACTGTTAAACAGAAAGGTAAAGAACGGAAAGCTGGTAAATTGGTCACAATCCGACTTATTAAAAATAAGGTTGCTCCTCCAAGACCTACAATCAGTAAGTGCCCGGTTTACTTCAATCCTAAGTTCCATGAAGTAGGTTTTGATAGATGCTATGCTCTTGAGGATGTATTGGTAGAAAATGATATCATAGAAAAATCTTCAGGTGGAGTATATAAGTTCAAAGGAAAAACTCTTGCAAGAGGGGAAGAGAAATTCCAAAAGCTTTTGGAAGATGATGATGAACTTCGTCGTAAACTATTAAAGAAGGCTGAGATAAATACTATCGGTACAACTAGAAAGAAGATAGTAGCATTGACTACTAATTTATATCCAGTAGATGGAGTAGAATATGAATCATTTAACGAATCGGAAGACGAGGAGGAAGACGATGAGTAAGAAAACACAGTTTACAAGGTCTAAGGTAAAGTTGGGAAGTTTATCTTGGACTTCTCCTATTTATCCTCATGGAGAAGGTAGATATCAGAATAAATCTCTAAAAGATAATATACCTGGGTACCCGGGTTATCATATATCTAAAAGAGGTAAGATATATTCAAGATGGGATATTAATGGTAAGGGTATACTAAGTAGAAGGTATCATTTAAAACAGCCTCACCTAAATAAAAATGGTAGGTATATTATAGGATTATCTCAACCTGGTATTGGTACAACTAAATGGCTAGTACATAGATTGGTAGCTTTAGTATATTTGCCAAATCCAAAAGGGTTACCTTATGTATGTCACAAAGATAATGTACCTACTAATAATTCAGTAAATAATCTTTATTGGGGTACACAAAAAGACAATATGTCACAAGCTTCTAAGGAGGGAAGAATGATTCAAGCAAAAGGTAAAGATAGTGTACATTATAAAGGTACCGAGATACAAAGGTCTTATATACCAAGGTTAATTAACCTTGGATTTACTAGAAAAGAAATCTCGGAAATTATGAATCTGGGAGTTCAATTAGTATCTGATTATTATAATAAATATAAAGAAACCTATGGCTAAAAAACTAGTATTATTGATTGATGGATGTAACCTACTTCACCAAAGTTTTCACAAATTTGAAAAACTTAAATCTACTGATGGAAAACCCAGTGGAGCAATATTTGGATTTTTTAAATCCCTGCATATGTACCTTACGAGGTTTGAACCAGATGGGGTTTATATTTCATTCGATAATGGTCATTCACCAGTAAGGACGAAGTTATTGCCCAATTACAAGGGGCATCGAAAAAATATATCAATAGATTATGAGTCATTGCAAAAGCAAAAGGCAATCATAATGAAAATGCTGGGTATGCTAAGAATTAATTATATCTTCGATAAAAAGAAATCTACAGTATATGAAGGAGATGACTTCTTAGCATATCTTGCAATTAAAAAATTCCAATCCGAGAAAATGATACTTATATCATCGGATAAAGACTTTAACCAGTTGCTATCAAATAACCTGAGGATATATAATCCCAGAAAAGATGAGATGATAAGGATGGATAATTGCAAAGAATTATTCGGATATCATTCTCATGAGACAGTAGAATATTTAGCAATGGTTGGAGATACTTCCGATGATATATCTGGGTTTCCTGGTATAGGTCCAGTAAAGGCAAGGAAAATACTCGATGAAGGTAGGATTGAGAAATTCATTGCTCAGAGTAAGAACAAAGAATATCTTCAAATATGGAAAAGGAATGAGCAATTGATTGACCTCTTCTGGTTTGTAAGACATAACCCATTAGAGAAATTACCACTTAAGTCAAAAAAGAAGTTTAAGTATGAGAAATTCAAAGAGCTTTGTATCGAATACTCTTTAGCATCCTTCTTGACAAATGAATTTATAAAACCCTTTAAAGAATTACATCATGAGTAAACGTATAATGTTTGTAGGTCCCTCAGGTATAGGGAAAACTACTTTAGCTAAGTATGTAGCTAAGAGAGAAGATCTACCTTTTATTTCTGGTAGTATGTCAGATTTATTACCTGCTACTGAAGGGGTATCACATAATGAAATATTATCCCTCGGTTCGGAGGCAATGTATAAAGCAGATTTTCAACTTCTGAACAAAAGGAATAGGTTATTCAAGGATAGAGAATACTTCGTAACTGATAGGAGTTATGCAGATTTGGCTGCTTATTTTTGGTATAAGCAATCAAGAACTTTACCAGAATGTGAAATGGAACATTTTTTCTGTCAGTGTAAGACTTTAATGGAAGATCAATGTGATGTAGCAATCTTCTTACCATTAAATCTAGATACTTATAAGCATTGGTCAATGGAAGATAATGGTAAGAGAATACTTAACAGATTCTTCCAAGTTCAGATATCATCTCTTATGGGGGAATTGCTTGCAAATTGGGAAATACCCACTATTTGTATATCTGAGCTCGATTTAGGTATGAGAACGGAACAAATCAATTACCATTTAGATAGGATATGGGGAAAGAAGTAATAGCAATAGCCTTTTCAGATTTGCATATTAATCTCTGGGCTAAGTTCAATGAGAATAATCACAGGACCCTGAATAGTTTCAGGGTTTTGTCGATTATACAAAAACAATGTAGGAAGTATAATTGCCCAGCTTTATTCTGTGGAGATTTATTCCACAAAGCAGAAACCATGGACCAAGAACTTGATGAGATATGCTACAAAGAATTTAATAAATACAATGATTATGACCCTCTATGGGTATACGCTATTTCAGGGAATCATGACATCAAGAAGGTAAGTAAAGCTGGTACACCTCCCTATAGCTGGCTTTATAGAGTAGAAATGTATGGGATTTATATATTAGATTATGGGTCTGCTATCTTATCTTCTAATCATAAGGATATAAAAGTATATGGTGTACCTTATATTGATAATAATGTTGGTCTAAGTGAATATTTAAAGAATATTGAATTAGATAAGAGTCTTAAGAATATACTTTTACTACACACGGATTATCCAGGAGCAAAGGACACCGATGGTAGGGAAATAGATTCTGTAGAGAATCTTAATGTTAACCTTCTCAATAAGTTCGATTTAGTATTATGTGGACATATTCATAAACCTCAAAGACTTTCGAAAAAGGTCTATATGATTGGGGCAACTAACCCTCAAAGAAGAACCGATAGAGATTGTGAATTGGGTTATTGGAAAATATATGAGGACCTATCAATGAAGTTCATCCCTTTAAGGGAATTCCCGAAATTCATTGATGTAGAATCTGAGGAAGATATTAAAGATGATGGCAATTATTATACTGTGATTCCCAAGAAAACTAGTACTCCCGTTAATAACAAACATAAGATTACTAAGCAACTTTCTAAGAAGTCACTAGCAAAGAGGTACTTAAAAGAGAAAGGTATCAATGATAAGGTTAAATCGAACCTATTAATAGAAACACTTAAAAAGGTAGAGTCATGCTAAGTTTTATGAATATGGATGTAGTGGGTTTTTGTTCAATAGAAACCCTGCATCTACAACTAAACCCAACTTGTACCATACTTATCAAGGCACCAAATGGGAAAGGGAAATCAACTATTCTATCGGCATTAGTATGGGCAATATATGGGAAAAATCTAAAGGGTGTATCTGATGTAAATACCTGGAAGGAAGTAAGACCCAAAGATTACAAGGGGACTATGGTCCAGGTATTCTTCCAAAAAGACTCACATACCTATAAGATAATAAGATGTCAAAAGTATGAGGAAGTACTTGATGATGGGGCTAAAGGTAAAGACCGACTTATATTTATCAAGGATGGCGATGTAATTGATATAAAAGGGAAAGGTAAGATACAAGATGCCATAAATAGAGAAATAGGGTTATCGTATACTTTGTTCATGAATTCAATTATGTTTGGCCAGGGTATAAGGAGGCTTATACAAGAGTCTAATTCAGATAAGAAAAAGATATTCGAAGAAGTATTTGATTTAGAGTTCTTAAACCTTGCTAAGGGCATTGCATTGCAAGATAAGAATAACCTTATATCTCAGATAAACGAAGTAGAGCATGAGTCTCAAATGCTGAAGAAAGAATTAGAGGCTAATAAAGAGGCTTACTTTGATATGAGAGATAGGGAGAAATCATTCAAACAAAAGATTAGGGAAGAGAGGAAAGAACTAAAACAGGATAGGGAGAAGCTAACTAAGTTACTGATTGAAAAACAAAAACAGATTAAAGATGAAGTAGATGCCTCTCTTCAGATAAAGATTAAGAAACAGAATAGATTAATCCTTGATTTAAGAGGTAAGATAAAAGATGCTAAGAGTTTATCTAATGTACCTCTTAAGAGGGTAATTAAAGAATTAGTAATACAGTTAGAGGCAGGTCACTACAAACGTGCATTACGTGATGCTAAATCAATATATAAAGCGTTCTCTGACCTTGATAAATATGATAAAGAGTATCAAGAGGCTTTAGAGAGGTTAGAGGAACTTGGTAGTGTAAATGATAAGTATAGGAAATTAAAATCTGATTGTGATGATATTGCTTCTGATATTGCTTCTGTTGATGAGGATTTGGCTAAGCTCAAACAGGAAAAACTTAAAGTCATGTCTCCCAAGTATAAACAAAAACTTAAAGAGATTAGGAAAAAATTACGTAAGGTTGATGAAGATTTTCACAATAAAGAGTTAGAGCTAGAGAATTACAATTGGTTAATCAATGACCCATTGGGCAATAATGGAATTAAAGCCTATTTATTCGATTCCTCTCTTGAGTTCTTGAATAAGTGTTTAGAAAAGTATTCAGAAGTATTAGGATTTAGGATTGAGTTTAATATAGATTTGGGAACTGCTAGAAAAGAATTTGTTACTCTTATAGAAAGAGATGGTATGATTATAGATTATGATGAACTATCAGGAGGAGAAAAACAATTGGTTTGTGTAGCAATGGCATTTGCAATGAATGAAGCTTTAACCGCTTCTAAAGGTATCAACCTAGCATTTCTCGATGAGGTATTCGAATCTTTAAGCTCGGATAATGTTGAGATAGTTACATCATTGATACGTCACATATTCAAAGAGAAAACTTTATTCTTGATAACCCACTTGGATTCACTTCCTCTCGGTAATACCAAAATCCTGCAAGTGGAAAAGACTCAAGGCCTGAGTAAGTACCAATTACTATAATGGTATATAAAATACAATACACCATTATATCATGAACTCTAAGAATAAAGGAAATCGATTCGAAAGAAAGATAGGGGCTTGGTTTACGAAATGGACCGGGTACAAATTTGAAAGAAACAGAGCCGGGAGTGGAGCTTGGCATTCAAACAAGGACTCCACTTCTGATTTAACCTGTACTGATGAAAGGCATGCTCATAGATGTAAGATATCTATCGAATGCAAGAATTATAAAGAGATTAAGTTTGAACATCTACTCTTAGGTAATAAGGGATGCGATATATTGAAATTCTGGGAACAAGCTTCTAAGGATGCAAAAAGAGCAAATAAAGTTCCCATACTCTGTATGAGATATAATTCAATGCCATCAGAAGAATTTTTCTTTGTAGTTGGAAAGGATTTATCTTCTGTATTCTATAAACCAATATTCGATAAAGCCAATATTATGGTAATTGATGTACCAAAGATAGATGAGATTCTTTATGTATTCATGGCTAGTGATATATTGAAGAATGTAAACTATAAGTTAGTACATAAACAAGCTAAGTTAATTCTTAAAAACCGGTAACCTATGAAGAAGCATACCCCATACTCATATTGTATATTTTACCTTGAAAGGAAGTACTGTGATAAAATCAATAAAGAACTCAAAGAAAAGGGGTATGACCAAATCAAGGCAATTATTCCTATGGTAAACGTATTAAGAAAAACCACAAAGGGTAAGATGGTATTCGAAGAAGTACCAGTATTATTCAATTATGGTTTTATGAGAATGCCCACTAAATTAGCATTCTCAAGGCCCTTTCTTAATAAGTTACGTAGGAATATATCTGGTATCAGAACTTGGTTACGTAATACCGAGACAATGCACCCAAGAAAGAAAAAGGTAAGGATTGACAATGCAGAAGACTTTGATGATTTCTCTTTAGTGGCTACTTGTAGTAGAAAAGAAGTAAGGCGATTTAAACGTATTGCTAGAGAGAATAAGAAGTTTTCAGTAGATGATTTAGTCAATGTAAAGCCTGGAGATTACTTAGTATTACGGGGTTATCCTTATGAGGGAGTAGATGCTACAGTATTAGAGGTTGACCATCTTTGTAAAAGAGTAAAAGTTCTTATATACCCTGAAATGGGAAGAATGGAAGTATGGCTACCTTTTGACAATGTTATCTACAGTGTTTATTTGAACCATGACCCAGATAGGCTTTATGCTAATCAGGGAGAATATGACCCTAATCAGATTACCAATGAAGCAATTGATAGTATAATGAATTTTAGGAGAATTTAATGTTATGAACGAAGCTCAACAAAAAGCCTGGAGTTGTTTAATTGATAAAGAACAACAATCATTATTCCTTCAACTATCAGAAAGTAAATCTTCATGGGAAGCTGGTGAAATTTTAAAGTTATCTCATTACAAGTATCTTGAAATCCGGGAACGGTCAGAGAAATTCTTTAGGCTATTCTCGGATTTTTTTGAGAAACACACTTCTATTTTTCGACCAGATTGCCCCTGTGAGAGGAATTTCCAAGATTATATGGAGGGATGTTTAGAGAAAAGATTAAAGAGAAAAGAAGCAAGCTTATTCACAGGAGACTCAGCTCAATTACTCCCAAAGGTAAACTCTAAAAATATAGAGAGAAACATGAAGAGGTTAAAGGAGTCTGAGGATGAATGGGACATAGATACTCTAAGATTAATTCTTGAATTTGATAGGTGGAATAACTTTAGAATACTTCCAAGGATGCTACAACAGCCATCTGCATTTAAAAGGCGGTCGAATAAGAAGGATAAGATATATATCAAATACCTACTTAATAGGGTACCGGATTGGATGCACACTAAACTCAAGGAAAGGTTTAGGTATAAAGTAAAACCAGGAAAGAAAAAGTATTGGGTAGCTTTAATATCTGAGGACCTATATACTGATGGTTATCTATTGTTACCAGTAAGACCTTTGGATGAAGTAGTAGATGAATTTAGTAGATTTTACATGTATGTATTCAAAACTAAAGATGATGCTGATACTTTTGGTTTTATGGTATCTAAGTTCATGATTAAAACCGAATCTGTTAAGCTTGGACAAAAATTCTGGCCAGAGTACCGTTGCTGTGTGGAAAAAGCAGTAAACTATAATCAAGTGAACAACATAGAATTCAATATTAAGAAATTGGATATGGCTTATAACACACATATCAAGAGAAAGCATAAAAAACCTAAATCCACTGCTGCGAACCGAGCAAAAACCTCGGATTTTTATAAAAATAAATAGAGAAATAAGATAAGATTAAATTATTTATTCTTATATTTGCAAAGAAAATAAATGAATATTTAAAAATATTGATGATATGGCAAAAAAGAGTAGAAAAGACATGAAAGCCCCATCCAAGGAGAAATCAAATTTCCTTGGTGCTTCTGGGAGAAACATGACTTATAAGGATTTAAAGAGAAAGGCTATCATATTAGGGATGCCTTTCCCTGATGCTTGTTCTGCTGGGGTATTTGACTTATTACATTATATCAATGTATCAGAAGAAAAGCCCGATAAATCGTTAATTGATAAATATGACGATTGGATGGATAAGCAATTAGAAAATATTGGGTATTCGAAAGATGACCCATTAAGAAATTCTCGATTAAGGCTTGGGTTTCTCGGAGAAGAAGGGGAAAATGGGCAAAGAAGAACCAAACGAGTTCCTGGGATAAAGAAACCTCGAGAAAAGAAACCACCAAGAGAGAGGGATGAATTTAATCTTATCAAGGGTACAAAGAAATCTTATGTATTCGAATTAACTGCAAAAGGTTTTGAACTTGATAGAGTTATTCGGAGAATGAAAAAGAAATTCCCCGAAGCAAATGAGAAATCTATCAATCTTTGGTATAGAATGGCAAAGAGGGATATAAATGGTAAAACTAAAGGAAAGTAACAACGGACCCATACTACCAGATAGGTATTATATATGGACTTGGAGACCAGATACCACCAATAAGATTGTTACTGAAAAGAAATTATATAGGAAACATCTAACTGGTATACCTTACTTTACTAGACACCAAGTAAAGGTTACCTTAGTTTATCTTTATGGTGTAGATGTTCTTCAGTATATCCATATAATATCTGGGAGGAAACTTATAAAACAAGGCATTAGAGAATTATCCGATATGAATGGTAAACTTCTTAAAAAGGGTAGTACTAAATTCTGGTTTAAGGGTAAATTCGTAAAAGCAAGGAAGTTCATAATGCCCGATGAATATCACATAGATAAACACCGACGAAGAAGATTTATGGTACAAATGCACCGAGTCTTTAAGTCTAAAGGAAAAAAGGAATTCAATGAAAGGTACTCAATCAAACTCTATGGACAACGGCAAGGCATATCTCCCAAGTATACAAGGCAAAAGAGATTACAAATCAATCTTGCTATCCTACAGGATTTACAACAGGCTGAGTCAAGAGGAGAAACATAAATTCAATCTGTTATTCCTGCAGTATCCTCCATTGGTAAGTTCATTGGCTTTATATTTAAGAAAGAAGATGAACATCCCAATACAAAAGGTACTATTTATCAAAGCACAAAGGGATATGCTTGAAATATTCGATGAGGCATCACTTAAATTTTTAGGGTATTTGCCTAAAGAAAGGTTTATTAAGAAGTCTTTATTATTTCAAGGGTTTGTTCCATTAGAGAGTATTAAACTTAGAAGGTCTTATGCTTATATAATGACAAATAGGATGATAGAAAATAAAATATGGGTCTACCCAATTCGATTATCCGATAACTATAAAACAATGATAAAAGGGAAATACAAATCCTATACCGAAGTATTTGGGAAGGTGGGTATTCCTGGGATAACTAAAATTAAATACAGCAATGAATAATAACGAAGGTTTTAAAATCACAGCACATCAACCAGCAAACCCATTTGCAGGTAAGAAGTTTAAGATAGTCACTTATCAAGGTGACAAGGAACTTGCCTCTCAGGCAATAACAATTGAATCTCAATTAGAATTAAAGACAACTCTAGATGAGATAAAACAATTCAATATTGCTCAGGAGGAATTAGTAAAATCTGGGTATACTCAGAAATCCATACTGGTAAAGAAACTTATAACAGAGTGATATAAATAAATTATTAACCAACTTAAACATTACGAAAATGGCTAAGAAGAAAAAAGAAGTGGAACTGAAAGAAGTTTCCAGAACAGAAATCAATGGTGCAATCATCGTTAAGTACGAAGACGGCTCAGTAAAGATTATCCCTGCTCCTATCATGCTTTCTGCCGAAGAAGCCGAAGACCTTTTTGGTTCTGAATCCGATGACGAGGAAGAAGAAGAAGAAGAGGAAGAATCAGACGATGAGGAAGATGATGATGATGATTCCGAAGAGGAAGAAGAAGAGGAATCGGATGATGACGATGAGGAAGATGATGATGATGATTCCGAAGAGGAAGAAGAAGAGGAAGAACTGACCGGTGAAGAACTTGCCGAAATGGACTTCGAAGAACTTGAGGATGTTTGCGACGACAAAGACCTTGAAACTGACCCAGACGATTATGATGAAGACGACATCGAAAAACTCCGTAAAGCAATTGCCAAAGAACTCGGTCTCAAATTGCCGGCAAAGAAAGAAGCCAAAGGTAAGGGCAAGAAAGGGAAAAAGTAATCTGGTAACTGTATTCAAGATTTAAAAGAAGGTAGGGAAATTTCCCTACCTTTACTATCAACTATTAATAAACGTAGAAGTTTACTTATAATAACCATTAACTTATAAAACATTAAAAATTATGGCAACAAAGAAATCAGACTCCAAGAAGAAAGGAGATAAGGAAAAAGACCCCGAAAAAGAAGCTAAACGTAAAGCTCGTCAAGAGGCACTCAAGAATCGGCCGGCTGAACAACGCCCTAACAGCAAGCAAATCGACGTTATTGCCATTAACGACAAATCCAAGGTAATGAACTTTGGTTATGCCGTTAAGAACAAGGAAGGCTATCAGGGTGTAGTGGTTACTTCTGTATTGGTTACGGATGGCAAACCGGTATCAACTTCAGTTTCATTCGTTCCGGGAACTCTTACCGTTAAGTCTAAGAAAGGACATGGCGTTATTTGTTCTCCGAAAAACAAAAAGGCTAAGGAAGAAGAAGAGGAAGAATCAGAAGATTAAACTCTAACTTACTAACTACTATCCCATATGTCTGCTATATAAATTTAGAGTTTAAGTTCATATGAATAACATCTACACTTAGGACGTTGTTCAGCCAAAAGCTCATTGCCTGTGAAGGTAGTGGGCTTTAATTTTTTATACCCATGGAAGAAGAGAAATTAGCAATTCGAAAGAACATTCGAATACTTGCATTGGATAATCTAATAAATACTTATACTGATGCACTAGAAGATAAAGAATTAAACCTGGGACCAGATGAAAGGGAACTTGCCATCAATATAATAAATGAGGCAAGAGAAATGCTATCAGAAGAAACTCAGGAAGTATCTAACCAAGTAATGCAAAGACCCAAATGGAAAAAGACTTAAGATTATTAGTGGGAAACATTAATCAAACTCTCAGAGAATTAGATTATGTTTCGTACCTTAAAAAGGTAGCTCTTAGTAAGGGTAAGAAAGGCGAATACCAATCCCATAGGTTGAAGAGTAATTATCTGAAAAGAAAACTCATATCTCTTAAAGGAGCCCTGAATAAAAAACTTCATGGGACTTATATTGTTGCCCAATTTAATTTTATAAGGGGGGAACAGAAAGAAACTTTTGAACAAACTTTTACGGACTTATCTCAGAAAGAGGTAGAAGATATACTTCAACTCGAGGCAGTTTTAAAACAATGCAGTTTAGAAATCCTAGAAATTAAAGAAATCCCAACCCAAATTAGGAAGGTATAACTATGGTATTATGTAAATAGGAAATTCAATTATTCACCTAATATAAATGAAAATGGCTAAGAAAACAGAAAAGAAGAGTAAATCGGAATCCAAGACTCCGGAACTCACAAAGGCTAAGAAAGCTTTGGATGCTTACCTTAAAGAGAACAAGTTGGACCCTACTAAGGATTGGACCAAAGACAAGAAACATGGTAAAAAGGTTACCGAACTTGTAAACAAGCTCAATAAGGAAAGAGACAAAGTTGCTGCTGCCTATCCTGAAGCTGACCAAGAGAACAACAAGAAATTGGTAAAACTCCAGGAAAAAGAGAAGAAGGAAAAAGCTGAGAAGAAGGCTGCCAAAGAGAAAAAGGAAAAGAAAGGAAATGGTGGTAGAACAGCTACCAAATACGATTATCCTCTCATCGATGGCAGAGAAATGAATTCGGCTGAGAAGAAAAAATATCGTATGGAGCAAAGAAAACTTGCTTCAGGTAAGGCTCCCAAGGAGGAAAAGGAAACTAAGAAAAAGAAGGAAGAAAAGGTAAAAGAAAAACCGGCTTCCGATAAGAAAGATAAGAAGGCCAAAGACAAGAAGAAAAAGAAGGCCGCTAAAGAAGAAGATTAATAAGAGCACTTTTTACTTTTACTTATCATATTTTTGAGTATTCGTTAATAATGGTAGAAGGCCTGGCAATATAAAAATTGTTCAGGCCTTTTATTTTCTAATTAAGTCGAAAATGGAACAAGAAGTATATAAACCAAAACTTAGAATCACTACACTATCAGAGAATGGTACTCCATTATCAGATAGGTTGGTAGATGCTTATACCGAGATGAATTCAGGTCCAAAGGTACAGCATAACGGTCCCATAAGAGTAGAAGTAACTCTTACTAATAAACAAGATATTGATAACTTCAAAGAATACTTAGATAGGTTATCTGGTACATTGCCTGCTAAGGCACCTAATGTGGGCAGAGGAAGACCTGCAGGGTCTACAACTAAGGAATTGGAATCACCAAGGGAGGATATTCTTGCAGATGTAGAAAAAATGATTGAAGAGGGTAAAAGCCAACAAGATATTATTAAATATCTTAGGGGATTGGGATTTGTATTTATCCTTACTGAGGACTTTCTATTTCACTTTCCCGGATTTGAGTTCAATAAAAAAGATGTTGGAGAAGCAACGGACAATAAGCAATATCCAAATTCATTCTCTTGGATGGCAAGATGTATCAAACGAGCTAAGGACCCAAAAGCAGATAAATTTGACCCAATGGTAATCTTTGGTTTTAGCATCCTTGGGGGACCCTCGAAAAAGATTATCCCATATCTCTATAAGGAAAGGAAGAAACCATTAAGGGCCCAAGTTGGTAAAAACGTAATCTCCTTCTCTCAGGCAGAATTCACTAAACTTCCCAAGTATATGTTAGAATCCGAAAGGATTAAGTTCTCTACTGAACAGAGACAATTGCTTCTAAGTCCCGAAAAGAAGCCTTCTAAATTCTTCCTAAGATGGGTAAACGATGCTATATTCCCAGACTCCATAAAGGAAAAGATGGAAGAAATCAAGAACCGCTAACACTTACCTCCGTATTTATTAAAAGAGTATTTTATATAAAATAATTTTAGTATATTTGCATAAAGAAAATTTAATTATGGACAAGGAAACAAAAGACATCGTAAAGCTCATTGTTGGTATTCAGATTGAATCACTCAACTCAATCAAAGAGGACGTTAAAAATGGAAATGATATTGCCCAAGACTTAATCAAAAAACTCCTTCAGATTGAGGATGACGAAATAATTCGAGCACTAGATGAGCACATTGAATTATACGTAGAAATAGAGAATACCCCTCAACTGATAAATATGCTAAGTGAATACCAAATGCTGGTATGCTCTCACATATTGTTCAGAATGGAAGATGAATGGGTACATACTAATTCTCAGGGAGTACTTGGTACTTGGGCAATATTCCAGAGGGCAAATCTCAAATTCCACCCAGAACTAACACTTTTAAAATTTTAATATAGACATGGAAAAGAACGAATACTTAGAATCAGTAGAAATGAACACCGGAGTCGAAATGATTCCTTGCGAATCCTCTAATATTGAGGGCTTTGGTTATGACTCAAAGAAAAAACAACTTTGGGTTGCTTTTAAAGGTAATCGAGTTTATCGCTATGATGATGTACCTTATGAAATCTGCAACGGTTTACATCAAGCAGAATCAAAAGGTAAATACCTTGCAAAGAACATTAAAAATAAATTCGAAACTACAGGTTATGAACTCAGAAACTAAATTCATATTGGGCCTGGTAACCTTGGGGGCAGTGATTTACTTTATTGGTGAGAATAGAACTCATCCAGTAGAAGTGAGCACTGCTCCTTCTCATTTTGAAAGTCCCATAACCAAGTTAATCTCTCTTCAAGATAGCATGGGTATTAAACCAAAAGAAGAGAAGAAGCAATGGTATAAATATAGGGTAGAAATAGAAACGATTCCAGAAAATCAAATCTATAAGATTGAGAAATCTGGATACCAGCAATATGAAGTTTCTAGATTGGGTGAAACTTATTCTTATGTAACCTACGAATTTACCTCAGACAAGGTAATGACTACTCAAGAAGCCTATGACTTCGTAAAGAAATATCCTGAAAGATGTACAAGGGTACCCAATACATCACAAGATAACATTTACGATAAATATAACGAGGATTATGAAGATTACATAAATGATCCAGAGGATGAAATTAACTATCCTCCAGAAATCTTCGACTTCCTAGCCGATTAACCTGGGCAAATAGAAAAATAATATAGAAATATTTTTGTATTAAATATATTATTCTTATATTTGCATAGAGAAAAGAAATAAACTTTATTTTATTAACAATTTTAATATAGACGTTATGAAAAAGAATGAAACCAAGGTTACTAACCTCGTTGCAACTAAGGTTGCTGAACAACTTGAAGGAATTAAAAATTCTAAGACTACTAAGGCTTCTGCTCCTAAGGCCAAAAAGACTAAAAAGGAATTGGTAAAAGATGCTCAAGAAGCTGCCACTAAGTTTGCCAATGCTAAATTGGTAGAACTCTCTCCAAAAACCAAAACTTCCAAAAAAGAACAGGTTGTCAAGGAAGTAAAGGAACAACAAAAACCCTCTATCATCGAACAGGTAATCTCCAATCGAGAAGTTAAATACGTATATCCGGAGGATGTAGTTGATACTCTTGCTCGGAAGAAATGGAGACAACAAACCAGAAACGAACTTCATCGATTGGAACTTGCAATGGCTCGTATCAAGGACACCAATTCCAAAGAATTTAAGGCTGCTGCTAAAGCCTATGAGGACTTTAAGAAAAAGGTTCTCAAACCAGAACAAGTTGCATAACCCTTTATTAACCCAGTGCCCGGAATAAATTACCCGGGCACTCTAATTCATACAAAATGGATTACACTATCTTCTCTGATAAGGAGATGCTAAAACAGGATAAAGAGTTAGTCGAATTACATAAACGATGTTGTAAATCTTGGCTAATTCAGCATTCACTTAAGCATTCTAAAATTAAGAAATTCTTTATAGTTTACGATTGGTATATCAATCCCAATAACGTAAGGAATTTCTTTTTCAGGCCTATACACATCTTTATTCAAGCATTGCTTTTAGGTCAACTCGATAATATATCCGATTACATTAACAATAACAAAAATGGAAAACGCAAAAAGAAACGAACCAGAAAAGTATAATGTGCTTTACCTCAAAGGTAAGTATCAGTACAAATCAAAATATCCTCAGATTGATGCTAAACACAAAATTGTTTATGCAGGTCCAGTAGAACCTATGGCACCTATTTGGGATAATCTATCTGACATACTTCGGAAGTCAGAAAGAATTTGTACTGAATCTCGTAGAGAATTAAAGAAGTTAGAGGAACGTTCACAGAACCAATTCTACTTCAAGAAAAATGGTATCACTCACATAATCATATACAGATGTTTGGGACAATAGTAAAAGACCTATATATAGGTAAATCGAAACTGATAATCAAGTGTAATCAAAGAGAATTACCACAAACCACCTTAGTAATGGATGTATTACAACCTACAGGTTTTACTGGTAATATGCCAGATTATGGTACCTATGGTAATTTACTCACTACTGGTGAATTTGAAATAACCCCTATGATGCCTAAGCATAGGCTTTATGTTACGGGCATACCGAAAGGGGCAATCCTTGATAATTTTCGGATTAGAAGGGTTTATTGGTCCTCATACTATGAGGATGATATAAGGGGATATTTATTTCAGATAACAGATGAATATCCTAAGTTAATAATCACAAAGTAAAGTTATATGGAAGCAATAGATTATGTCAAACTATTTAAACTCGACCAAGAGAACTATGATTTTAAAAGGGAAGAGTTTATATCCGAATTAGGTAAAGATTTTCTAGATTATTGCCAAACTACTACTATAGGTATAAATCCAAAGCATGGGTATATCTATTACTATCGGTTTAAGGAAATAATAAAGAATTTCGAAACTAAATTCTGGGCAATTTCGAAACTTAAGGTAGGGGAACCATTTACTCAGAAATTATGGAATGCCTTTTTCGCTACGCAGGTAGTACCTCTGAGGAAAAAATTATTCCCTGAGGTACAAAAGTTAATTGAAGAACAGAAAGGGATTATCCAAAATGACCCAAGGCCTGGCAATCCTTACCATAGTAAACAAGACAAAAAACCCTCGAATCCTAAAAAGGTAAAATATGGCAAAGGAAATCCTAGACCTTCATGGCAATAAATTTAAGGTAGGAGATTATAAACTTTGCCTTAAAATCCCAATAACTGGGAAAGGTAATTTGATATTCACCAGGGACTTAATCTCTGGTGAACCTTTTAATTTATCAGTGAATAAGAAAAAGTATAGGGGATATTTCTATAACCTATCTTTGAATTTGTATGTAAGATATGATTTAGAGTATAGAGGTTATGATGAAAGTTCCGATATCCGAAAATCTCATTTGTATGTCAGAAAAAGAAAGTAAGATAGTAAGGTTCCCAAGACCCATGGGAACTACAGCTATGGCATTAGAATATCAAAAGAATCCTGATGATAGTCTTTTGATGAAGATACATAATTACATTATCAATCAATGGCTGATGGGTAATGGTGTATTATGTGGTATTACCTATGATATTAATACCTTCTCATACCGTATGGGCATAGATATTAATTACATACGTGTATTTATGAGGGATAGGCTATTAAGCTCTAGAATATGGGATAAAGATAAGGCAGAAGATTTATTGCAAGCTTTAATGGGAGAACAACTAGCATGGGCCTTGGAAGATCGTATGGAGATAGCCCATCAGGTTAACATCTTGAGAGAGTCTCAGGGTGGAAAATATGTACCTTTCATATCTTCTGAATTAGGAAAAGCACTTAAATTAAAACTTGAATCTTCTACTTCACTTCAATCAATTGTACGTAATCTTACTGGAGGGAGCACTACTAATATATTTGCTCAATTTAATCAACAGAACAATGTGACTCAGCAAAATGCTATCACAGTTGAAGAAGCCCGTCAAATTGTATTGGAATCCCAAAGGGTAATGGATAAAACCGAAGAAGCTAAACTGTTAGAGTCAAGATATGACCTCAGTAGTTTACCAGAAGTTGTTGCTACTAAACAAGAGGGAGTAGATACCAGTAAGGAGGGGCTTAACTTGAATAAAGCCGAGCTAATGCAAATCACGGATGACTATAAGGGAGCAATGTCTTCATTCTCAAAAGAACATCATGAATTAAGGAGAGAGATAGAAATGAATATAGACCCAGATGAAGAAGACCCAGAACTCTATACTTACGAAGAAGAATTACCAGAAGAGGAAGACAATAGCTCTTTTGCATCTCAATTTCTCCGGAATAATAAGCTACCGTAGTTATATGGGATTATTGCATATTTAAAAAGAAAGAATTATATTTGCATATCAATTTTAAAATAGACAAAAATATGAAAAACCTTGAACAACTAATGGCATCTTTCCTTTGTAGGAAAGATTTTCTAGACCCAGAGGGAACTAAATCTGGAGGAGTTCCTCATATTCAATTATCTGAATCTATTAAAATAAGGATGTTTGATGACCTTTATCAATTGGATGCTTTTTATTTAGCTGCTAATAATCGGGTACACTTACTTATGACTAATCCTCAAGGAGAAGTAGAAAAGGTTACATTTACTACTTTTATGAATATTTTTCCTAATACAAAGGAAAGTCCAGAAGAATACATATATGAAGCTTTAAGTCAAATAATCTTGAGGAAAATGGGAATACAGAAAGACTACAAGAAAACTAAGGTTAATAAGATTAATCAAGGTACTTACTTTAAATTAAAACCCACCGATACTGCACCAGTATGGGTAAGAGACCATTTCGATAGAGCTACTCAAACTTATGCCTGTCATAAATATGAAGACTCAAATCATGAGACATTCTTAAAGGGAAATCGAGACATATACATTAACTTTACATTTTAATCACATGAACTTATTTAAACGAAAGAGATGCTGTAGTGAACTCATTGCCCTTAAAAATGGCAACTTAATATTCAAATTGAGTAATACTCATATCAATGCTGCTTATAATACTTTACAGGCAATAATGAGGAAATCTGGTATATTCGATGAGAATCTATATTTCGATGTCTATCAGGAATATCGGAAACATTATGCTATATACGACGTAGTACCATCGTTGCTAAGGTATAAGATACCCTTGATATTTTCAGGTAGATACCCAAAGAAACTATTCGATAATCAGTTTACTTTTGAGGAATTAATACCGAATAATTTGGTATATCATAGTTTACCCGAAAATTTTAGATTACCAGAAAGCTTAGAGAAAATTCTTTTAGAAGTAAGAAAAAGGGTATCTGCTTATATAGACCAAGAAGATATATCAGACCAGGGTTATAGGGATTTGGTTCGAATGAATTTCGTAAAACAATGGGATGTATTTAGAAAGGACCCATCTCTTATAGATTGCTATATGGATACTCAATTGGGCATGCTATATATGTGGGCTAGAGTAGAAAATAAAACAATCATAAAGAATATAATCGAAAGAACTCAAGATGAACTAGCTCAAGAGTTCTTATCTAAATATCAACAAAATGGAGAATAAAGAGAAATTTGCTTTCCGAAAGGTTAAAATGTCGGAAGGTGTAGAGGTAGAATTTATTAAATTACTTACCTCAGTAGAGACTAAAAATGATGAGGATGTAATTAAAGCTTTTAAAGTTCAATTATCCTCTGGAGTATTAACTTGCCATGCAGAAATGTTATCTAGAACACCAAGCCAGATAATATTTCAAACATCCCAGTTCAGTAAACCCTATAACTTTTATAAAAACTGGGAACTATGGGTATTCTCTAATATCCTGGGTGTATGGACTTTAAATAGGTTTAGGATATGATTACAATGAAAAACCTCCAAGTAGAGGATATAAAAGATGAATGGTTATATAATGCCTTAACACAGGGCATCAAGGAATGTATAACTGCTCCAGTCCTAACTTTGGACCCAACAAAGCCAGAACCAATTAAGAGGGCAGAAATGATACTGGAGAATTTCTCTCAGGAAGATTCTCCAGTAGTAGCTACAGTGATTGCTCCAGGCAATTTCATACAGATGATATTACCGAAACATGAGATACTTCTCTCGGTAATGTTCATCTATAAGGAAAGGAATACCTATGTACAACTTATAATACAAAAACTTGCTTATGAACGAGAAAAGACTACCACCCAGACTAATGGTTCTGCTAGTGGTACTGAAGGGTGAAAAGGTATATAAAATACCTATTAGGTCAGAGATAGAATTAGACCATCTAAAGGATTTCAATACACTAAGAAGAATCCTTACTCCTTTAGTACAACTATATCATGGAGTAGGTTTTGATACTAGACTTACTTACGATGAATTCAGTATCTTCATTAATGACCTACAACATTTGGGATATGAACGGTTAGATGAATATTCCTCGGGTATACAAGAATTAGTAGAAGCAAAACCCATTACTGAGAATAACCAAGATGTTGAGAAAATACGAAAAGGGTTACTTATCTCTCTTAAATCTCAGGAGTTATCAGAGGTATTAGCTACTAAAATAAAGCAAGCCATACATGAAGTATTTGAAAACGAAAAGAAGAAAGGTGGACTAATGAACAAGGAACCCTCTTTAGAACCTATGGAGAGTTCAATTATAAGAGAGGCTCTATATTTGCTAACTCCCCAATTACCTTAATAATTGAAAGGCAGTCTAATCCACTGCCTTTCATAGCGTGTACACATCCTCAGCCTCCCTAAAAATAAATTAGATATATTTTTCTATAAAAATAAAAATGCTTATATTTGCATATCAATTTAAAAATAGACAAAAATATGAAAACGAACTCAGTAACTTACAATCAGGCAGACGAACTAACTAAGGTAGTTCGCAATTTCTTAGAAAAGAAATCTACATTTGAACTTGACTCTGATGAACAGGGTAATCTTCTTAATCTTCTAATGGGACTCTTAATCAAACTAGAGGATGATTACAAACTCAATTGCTTGGATATTAATCAGGTACAAATCTATGATACTACCTATTATTCTTTCATTTTCGAATCAATAATAACTGCCGATACTAATCCCTATAAGGGGCAATTAGCATCTGCTGCAGTTCAATTCATGAATGAATTTACCGATAACGATGGGAGGTTCATATCATTCAATCAACTCGATAGAAACAACTGGATTTTCCAACTTAATTTCTCAATCGCATGACAAAGTATAACGTTAGTCCATTAGTTGCTCGGGAGATAGAATTCTCCACGGGCACTATCTTTGGTGGTAGCTGGTGCCGATACTTTATTTCAATCACTTTACACCAATGCTATATAGAAGCAACATGGAAAACCCGTCCTAAAAATGATTTAGACGGGCACAAAGAAATCTTTAACTCTTTACAGGAGTATCTAGATTGGTTTGCTAATCTTAAGAAAACTTACGGGAGGAGAATATCCCGTAAACAAATGGTATATGCTGCATACGATGAAACAACTCGTACCTTTAGTTACAAACCCTACGAGAATTGGGCTACCAGACGTTCTAAGGAGAAATTAAATAAGCCCAAGGAACCAATACTGGCCGATGAATTATACTAATCCCCCAATCAGTTAATATACCTCAGGGAGTTCAGAAACACTAACATCTGGGCTCCCTTAATTATTGCATATTTAAAATATTATTTCTATATTTGCATAAGAGAAAAATAAATATAATTATTAACCGACCTTGAACGGGGTCACAAAACTTATTTCTTATGACAACTATTAACGAAATCTCAAATCACATTATGGGTTACTTTGATGGAACTCTTGATGCTTTTGGTTACACTGCTCAATCAGTTAACGAAATCTCAAATCCGGATGAATCATACATGGGAACTCTCAATCTCCAATTCCGGGAGTATCCTATAGACGATGACGAAAAGGTAGAAACCTACTTCAGAGAATCCGATGCTTTTGAACAATACGTGATAGAATTCATTAATTCTCATTGGGATGAACATCACCCATTAAAAGAACTTAACCCTAATCATCATTACATGTCAAACTCATATGGAGATACTATCCAGGTACATTTCAATGATGAATCCCTTTTCATTATCATTACTATGACAGGGCAATATTAACAAAACCCTCTGGGAGGCACTCAAAACACCTCCCAGAACCTCCCTATTTATAAAAATAAAAGTAGTTATAAAAACAAGTTTAGAAATAATTTTGTATATTTGCAATGAGAAATATTTCTCAAATAATTTTAATATAGACACGTTATGAAAGAATTAAAAAATTTAGAGGCCATCCGGGAACTGCTTGCTTCCCACCCCATTTATACTTATGATTACTCCGATGGTATTCTCATTAACAAGGAAGCTACCAATATCCAGGTTTATTCAATCGACTTAGAGGATGAATCTTTTGCTGCTTATATCTCAGGATATATCATCACATATGCTTCAGAGGAAGTTCTCTTCGAAAATCTCAGGGAAAACATTATTTCTCACATGGACTTAACAAAGGGTGCTGATGACCAATATTATGATGATTCACCCTCACAGGTAGAAGCTATCATATTTGGTATTCCTCAATTAACTCCAGAACATCAGGATTACATAATTACTGGACTCAAAAAACATCTCCGGGAATTCATCCAGGACGAGGAACAAGATGAGGACATGATATCTCAATATACGGCAATATATAATGCTCTCGAAAAATGGGAATCCGACAAAAGAGAAACCCAACTCTTTGATTCCCTGGCTGCATCAGAACTCGTTAGACAACTTAATAAATAATCACTATGGTAAACTTATATAAACTCTTAAACGTATTGGAACAGGGCATGTCCTTGTTCCAACTCAATAAATGGAAAACCGAAGGCATCTGGTATCCTATTACTCAATACAAAAAGGAATCAGACGAAATTCAGGTAGTAACCAATTTATTTATTCCGGAACAAAAGGAATATCACATTCAACTTTCTGGAAATTATCCCGAAGAATCAGAAGCCTGGGACAAGTTTCTAGAGGAAAACCAATGGAAAATCTACCCATTACTTGCAAACATAATGCAAGTCTTCTTGCCCACAGGGAACTATCAATTATTCTATACTCAATATCCACAAGGATTCATATCCATAATCGCTAAGCCCCATGATAAGTAAAGAACTCAAATCACAAATAAATATTCTCAGGGAAACTAACCCAGAATATATTCAGACCCTAAAGGATGCCGTTACGGCATCCTATAAGGCAGAACTTCAGTCAATCAAACCCAGTTCTACCGAAGAAGAGGAACAACTTAATATCGAACTCAAGGACATAGTATTAAACATACTATTTGGACCTTTCTATAACTATTTCGTATCAGAATACGTAGTATCAGATACTATATGGGAAGAACAAGATCAACTAATCGAGGACTTATATTATTACTTCAAATCATGACACCATATATTCAACAACAACTTAAAAAGCTATGCGATAATCCAAATTGGTATGACGATATGCTCATCTCATGGGATAAAAACCCAAGAAATCAAAGGGAAGCTATCTATAACTACCTTTCTCATGTACAACTAAATGGGTTACTAGAAAACACTCAGATAGTTTTTACATTCATAGATGGCGACATGAAACCAGCTTTCTATTTCGAAATTCCCAGAGATACCAATCGATATCTTATACTGGGAATCCCCGATGAAGCAGGTTATCCTCATTGCTGCCTATTAGTCCAACCAAAACAAATGTTTAACCCTCAACTCAATTAACATCATGGAACCAATCGTAACAATAAACAACTACCCAATCGGATGGGAATGGTTAGACAGAGTACCTCTAGAGGACTTTAACTGGCTAATCGAGATATTTGCTATCCTGACCGATAACACTGATACTTATAACTTTGTAGGATATACGGATTCAGAAACCTTACCAGGTCATCAGAAGATATGCTCAGTAGACAAGATACCATTAGCTAACTTCCTAAACGAAGACCAAGGCTATCAATCAGGTATATCAATGTACGGTCACTATATAGCATGTAAATGCCTTGACATATCCTCAGAAAGGGAATACATGAATCAGTATACCGATATAAGAATCCTAACCAATGAAATAAAACCATGCTAACAAAAGGGAAATTCCCGGTATCTTTCGAGGTACCAGGACACACTAAAGAATACACAGAGGGATTCACAGAGGAAATGGTAATCCCATACAGAACTGAGGAACTTAATATCTATCTAAGGTACCCCAACCAAGAGATAAACAAAAACCACCTCCACTCCGAACACATCAGATTACAAATAAGAGATATACTACAAATCCCACTAAGAGATATAACCATAATCGATATAATATCACTACCATGAAAAAGAAAGACCTAATATACATACCTCACCAAGATACTTGGACAGAACGTTTCCCTAATCCGGGCAGTAACAAAAATGATTACACTCTATACCTAAGTGATCCCCAAGCCCAGTATAATAAGTTACTCCGTACCCAACAGAAACTAAGAAACAAAAAGAAATGAACATCCTCTATCACATAATCCGAATAATCCTATCCGTAGGAACTATCCTCATCCTAATACGAAATGAGGATATCTACCAAGCCCACAAGCATACCCACCCAACAAACAAAATAAGATATATAATATCACAATCACTAACCCTAATAATATACACCATAGCCCTGATAACCTTATCCCACATATCAAGGTACCTGGAATAAATACCGGGTACCTCCCACACACCCCAACACAAAAATAAAAAGAAAATCATATAGAGCCTAACTAAGCTACCATCCTAACTAAGGTACATAATATAATACACCTACATACATAACATATAACCATCCCCCTTATATATATACTAATCATATAATACATATCAAGGTACCTCGCCGGGGGTTTTGGGGATTTAGGCAAACAAGGCAAGTGATAACCCCTCTACTATACAAAACCACTATAGCCACTATACTATATAGCTCTCTAGCTCTACTACCCCACACTTTAAAGGCAATCACAAAAAGGCTAAAAAGGTACACAAAATCCGACCCTTAGGGGCCCCTAAATCCCCTACCCCTAAGAGCCCTTTATATTAGTATATATTATATAATAAGTACTGGGATTAGGCAATAGGATTTGTGATCAAGGCAATTAAATTATTAGGTTTCAAGGCTAAAAGGTTTATAGGATTTAAGGCCTTCATGGGGCATATTTAGGTAATATTCCTAGTAACTCTGTAAGTAATTTGCTTAGTATTTATATTAGCATTAATTTTTGTATTCTAGGACAATTTTGTGATTTAGGGGTACCTTGATTGCCTAGAGCCATTAGTTATTATATAATATAGGTTATAGGTAGGGAAGGTAAATGGCAATCTCCATTCATGGCCTCAAGGACTAAGGCAAATATAATTCAAGGCTCTTAGGTACCTCATAAGGCAATTAGGGTTATGGCATATATTAATTATTATATTTATATTTGCATTGTAATAATAACATTTTAAATAATAAACGTATGAAATTAGATGAATTACAAACCCGATTAACCCATCTCCTTACGGCCCTCTCCAATGAGGATTCTAGAATCATTCAAGGCTTTACTAAGGCCTTTATCGAAGATTTTACTCCAAATCAAACCTGGGTAATTTCTCTTACCGAAATCGAAGGCTATGATAAACCTCTAATAGAATACACTACCTGGGACGAAGAGAAGGATGGTCCTATACCAGGTATCAAACATCTCAATATATTCCTTGAACGAGAATATTGCGAATACTAATCTTATAATACTTATTACAATGGAAACTAATTTCGAATACCTAATTCAAATCCTCAGGGATCCCTCATTAGACACTTGGACTCTAGAGGAACAACAGGAAATCAATAACTTAGATTTATCCCAGGGCTTACATCATTTCTTATATGATGCCTATACTGGTATAATAACCTACCAACCCAATAACCTAAAACAGGTCTCATCGGATATTATATACCAATCAGACCATATAATAATCCTAGATTCGGATAGTACTATTTGCCTAGACTAATTTACCTAACCCAGAGCCTAACTAAGGTACCTGGGTTTTTACTTACGCTAACTTAGTAAGCCCTTATAGGCTAATCTATGAAACCCATTTCCCCATAGGCTTACCATAGTCCCTATATGGCCTTATTGAAATAGGACCAAGGGGTTTTATAGAGGGATATATCCCAAGGGCCTTAATTCTTTATCACCTTAGTCCATTAATGGCCTTATCAATATACAGGTATATAACACACTTCCTAGAGGACAGGCATAGGCCATATAGGAATATCCTTATACATATCATATATGCCCACTACAAGGCGTGCGAAGATTCTCCTTGTGAACCCCCAAAATTAAGTGCAAAAATTAAGTCCTTTTTAGGGTGCAATAAATTTTTGAATTTATAGATTTTTCACAAAAATAATTTTGAAAATAAAAATATTCATTTTCTCAAAAAATTTTCTTGAAAATGTTTGTAGATTAAAATAAAGTCCGTATCTTTGCAATGTGAGAAAAACAAAAAGATATTTGAAAGATTTTATTTAAAACTTTTTAAGAAAATAATTCTCTAAAAATTTTGTAGATTAAAAAATAGTTCTTATCTTTGCAATACAGAAATGAAACAAACCTTATTAGATAGTTTAATAAGTCTTGAATATCTATCAAAAAGGTTATAAAATAATAATAATAAAATATTCAAGCGTTTTTATTATGAAAAATCAAATTAACAAAGTGAATGTGGAAAAAGCAATTGTAAACAGTAAAGCAAATAGTTTAATTGCTTTAGACGTTTTAAAGTCTGTAAAAGAAAAAAATCAAGGACTTTTTAAAACAGCTTTAGGGACAAAAACAGAAATCTATAAAAAAGAACTGTTTTTGGGAGCAAACGAAAAGCAAATCAAATCTTTGCGAAAAAAGTTTAGAAATGTTACTTTCAATTTTCTTTCAACGATTGCAACAAATGCAGATAAAAAACTAATTGACGGCTTTATAGACTTTTATAAACAAGTCTATGTTATAAATGATTTTTCTTTTTCTTCAATTGCAAGCGAAAACACAAAAGAAGAAAAGAAAGAGATATTAATAAAAGGGCTTGAGATTGTAAAAAAATCAATCAAATAAAGTATTAATCAGATAGGGAATAAAATTTTATTCCCTATCATAAAAATAAAACTATGATATTATTATATGTATTTCTTTCTTTTATAATTTTGCTTTTCGTTTTTCTTTATATAATTACTTTGTTTTTAAATTGGAATAATTTTATAATTAGTGGAATAGACGAATACGAAGATTTAGAGAATGTTTATTATATTATTATTGATAAAGAATTTTGTAAAGAAACAAATAAAAAAGGTTTAGATATTAATGTTTATACTTTTATTCTCTTTTGTTTCCAAAATATAGAAATTTGCAAAATTAAAATAATTAGACTATTCTCTAAACAATTTGTAATTAAAGACTAAAGAAAGCGCAAAGGGACAAATAAAAATCTTTGTCCCTTACTTTTTATTTTCAAATGTTAAATTTAAGGGAACCGTACTCCCCTTTTAGTACCACAACTTTCGAAGCCCTCACATTAAGGGGTACCTTGAAGGCAAATACACATTTTTAGTACCACACAAAAATCACTCTTCATGATAAGGGCATACCTAGATATCCCACATCACACATGCCCACATAACACACAAAGAAGCCAGGGATGTTAGGTCTCTGGCAACTAATTAAAGTATAGCACGAATTAAATCCTTAGTCCTATCTTTCCCAAGAACTCCTCGAACCTTACCACCTTTCTTCTCATAAAAGAAAACATAATACTGTTGAAGATTCCTTAACCACCATCTCTTAACTTCACCATACCCATCAAAGTACCTTTCTATACAATTCATATCCAATTGGGTAATCCATATCTGATACCAAATCCGATTACCTTCAGAACACCTTAGGATCCTCTTTTCATTATCATCCCTAATTGTTTCAACCTTCACCATCTTAATAATCCTCCCTCACTGATTTTAACCTACTGGTAATATCTATTCTCCCAGTAACCTTTAACACCCTACTATTTTTTCTCTTTAGGTATAAATATCTTAAATAATCTTCTGCCCTTTCAATTGCCTTATCCTTATCAAGGAAGGTTTCTATATTACTCGAATACTTATCTCTAAGTATAAGCCAAAACACCAATCCCAGGAAGGAATACCTAATCTTAATGAAGTACCTTCCTCTGCTTGTATGGTAGTAAATCTGATACTGATACTTTCTCATAATTCTTTATATTGATTATATAATATCATAGACTTCGGATTATCCCTCTGGTAGATTACAATATCAAAGTTCTTTCTATAAACCAAAAACTTATAAAGATATGGAAGAAACATTATTCAAACTAGCACGTGCAATTACCGATACAGGTACAGATACTGTATCTTCAGAGGGTGGTACTATAACCTACCGTATCACTTCCCTCAAAAGGAAACTGGTAAATGGCAAAGTAGTTTCAACCTCTACACCCTCTTGTACTTTGGGCTCAGCCTCCGTAAGTTGGGCTATTTGGGGAGGAGTTACCGTTGGAGATGGTTACTTAGATGTAAAAATTAACTATTCAAAAAATACTGGGTCCTCAAGGTCTACTACTCTGACATTTACCCAAAATGGGTCTAATAACAAAATCAATCTCACAGTAACTCAAGAGGCTGGTGTAACCTATAGTGGATACATAAAAATGGTTTCAAACACATTGCCTTTAGGTAGTGATAAATATAATACTGCTCAAATCCTTGTGATGGCCTATTTAAAGGGTAGTGATGGGTCTAAAAAGCCAGAAACTCCCCATGTGGGTAATGCTCCCGATTGGTGCTCAGTATCCGTTACCTCAGTGGGTACTCTTGAGAACCATTACATGTTATCCCTGACCGCTTTATCGAGTAATCAAACTGGAGCTAACCGTTCAGGGTATATCTTCTTAACCTGTGGGGATGCTAACCTTAGTATACCAGTTACTCAGAAGTCACAAGTGGCTTCAACATTCACTCTCTCTGGATTGCCCACAGGTACAGGCTACTATCTCTTTGGCAAGGGAGCTAGGCCACAGAATACATCATCTTCAGATAAGGTGTATATACAGGGTCTCTCAGCAACTGGTACTACTACTATGAAGATTCCATTCTATGCCAATGACTCAGAACCTGGTTCTCGAATAGAATGTACTACTGGAGATAAAGTAGCTGTATATACTAAATCAGGTGCTACCTGGATATTAAAGGGGTCATTTATAGTACCAAGTGCAGGAGGAACAGTATCAATCTAAAAACATTATACATTATGGAAAATAAAGTTCTTAAATTAGGGGGGGGAGAGATCTACCCAAGATGTATATGCAGAAATAAAACAGGGAAACTCTGAGAGATGGACAATACAATCTCAAAAGCGTAAGTATGTAAATGGCAAATTGTCCGGGGTTATTGAAGTTGGTTATTCTGCTAGCATCAATACCCCGGACTATGTTCTGGAGGAAGACAAAAGTAACAATAGTATTCAGATTACTGCACAAGATGACGGTACTTCTGGGCTTTGTATACTTACACAAAATGAATCTGGTAATAAAATAAATCTACACCTTACTACTCCCGAAGAAAAAGAATATTGGGAAATACGTTTTAATCCTATAACCATCAATGGAGTAGACACGAGTGCTTTTTTTAAGGCTACTACCAATATTAGTGGCGAAGGTGGACCTATGGCTGATGGTAACAGAAATAAGAATTGGATAGTAAATCAAAATAGATATGCTATTAATGTCTATATTGCTAACCTGTACCCGGGAAATTTCGAAATGTTGTCTTGGTCCTGCCTCGATAAGAATGGTAATGCTTTTAGTCCTAACTACAATTTACCAAGTAATTCATACTTTACAACAAAAACAACTGGATTGGGTTCCTATACTCTTACAAAAGTTTCAACTCCCTCTGCTAGCAGTGATACTCCTATACTCTCCAGTAGGTTTAACCCCACTAAAAAATATCCATTAGATTTGAATTTTTATTGGGTAGCTCCAATTTAATACCTGTATTAAGATAATATCCCAATTATAAAAGCAATTACCCAGAATATAAGAGCCAGTGTATATGCAACAGAATATCTATGCCATGGATACCAGCAGGTAATATAAGAATCTACTTTTAGTATTTCTGGATGTTCTTCCTCGTATTTTTTATCCTCTTCTCTAGAACTGTATTTATGAAATACATAGAAAGGTAAGAATACGAGGAAGATTATTAGAGCAACTGGGAACAAGAGTAGGAGAAGAATCTCCCACCCTTGCATTGATGACCCAGCATAATTACCATCTCTGTCAAAAAAGTATCTCATAGTAATTTGTATTTTATGTATCTGATTAATAGATAAATTGGAAATAGAGGTAATACTATCCATACCGAGATGAATAAAACGAGAGAGTGTATTTTGTGAGTATAGGGTAAATAATCCAAGCAAGCCCTTACAAAAAATACCGTGAATGGCAAACATACCAAGTAAATTATCGCTAATACTGTAGTCATTGTTCTTTGAGGTATTTGTTAATAATCTTGGTAAGCTTCTTATCAAATTCAATCATCATATCGAAAGCTTTCGAATCTTTCATACTTCTCATCCCTTTATCAAGTAATTCTATGTTTCTCTTAATTGAGAAATAGGCCTTATATGCAAGGAATACTCTTTCATTTTCTTCGGTAAGCGGACGAACTTCTCCCTTTTGCCCATCCAATCTTGGATATGTATCATCAGGACCCAAGGTTCTTGCAACTTTTACTCGGTTACTGAGCATTGCGAATCCACCTTTTTTATCAATAGATTCCACTGTAACTTTCTCAATGATGGGTCTTCCAGATAAGGTGAAGAGAACCTCATCCCCCTCTTTAAGCTTTTTGATTTCTTTCTTTTCTTTTTTCATATCTTTATTTATTAAGAATTTTTCTTTATGCAAATATACGAAATTATTTCTTATTTATTGCATTATCAATCATATTTTTAATAAATTCATAGGCATTGCCCCGGTAATCTTCTAGCATTTTGTATTCCTGTGGAGATAGAATTACTCCGTTTACTTTAAAAAGCTTTCTTAGATGTTCTGGTATAGTGCCTTGGTGAGCGATGTTATTATAACGGATAATGAAAAGCTTCTTTCGGTCTTCATCAATAACTCCCAGAGTGTTTACTGGTTGGAGTTTAGTTTGGTAAATACCACCAAAAGCCGAGGGCACCATTAAAATATTTCCGGGAATTTTAGTTACCCAGTGAGAATAATCTGGAGTAATTACCGCAATTTTACCCTCTTTCTCAAGCTCTTTATCATAAGCTAATCGATTAGACCAAAAAGCACATTGAAAACAAATTTGTTTTCTTGCCATAAGTTGAGGGATTTCCCGAGTTTCATCAAATTCCTCTAAATTAATGGGCTTGCCACATATCTGGCACTCATTTTTCTTGTCCATATTGCATTATTTTATAAGTTATATATGATAATAGAACCTCGAAACATATTGAAAATGGGTTATAAGCAATACTTTTGTTACTAAAATTGAACCATTAAAACTGATAAGTTATGGATAAACTAACAAATGAAATGATTAAAGACCTTGCTATTCGCTTAGGTTTAGAACCTGCCCTATTGAAAGCTGTCCAATTGGTGGAAGCTGCCGGTAGAGACGGGTTTTTAGCTGACGGTAGGCCTCAAATTCTCTTTGAGGGTCACATTATGTACAAAGAAGTACATAAGAAATTCCCAGACAGAGATTTAGCTTACCTTTGTAAGAGATATTCTACGATTTTCTTCCCTAAATGGGATAAATCGAAGTATTTGGGAGGTGTACACGAGTATAAGAGACTCGAATTAGCCAAAGAAATTGATGAGGAATGTGCATTGAAGTCTGCCAGTTGGGGAATTGGACAAATAATGGGCTTCAATTTTTCTTACTGCGAGTGTAAAGATGTATTCGAATTCGTACACAAGATGTCAGAATCACCAGCTAGTCAATTAGACTTATGGTTTAAATTCTTTAAAAACTATGGAAACTGTTTGGAATATATCCGAACAAAAGATTGGAAAGCTTTTACGAGAGTATACAATGGTCTTGGTCAGGTAGATGTATACTCTCAAAAGTTAGAGAATGCTTATAATAACTTTAAAGATAAGATTTAAGTATTCTATATATTGAACTTGGGCTTATATTGAAGAGAGTAGATAATTCTCGAATTGACTTAGATGGGTGTCTAGATTTATACCTACATACCCGATTCTTTAATCTATTCGAGAATTTACTACCTTTCTTAGCTCTACCATCTCTAACTTTTTGGCTTATGTTTTCTTGTACTGTACCCCAATAAAGATTATCTACATCATTATTCAGAGGATTATTATCCTTATGACATACACAAGGTTTATTCTCTGGGTTAGGTATATAGGTTAATGCTACCAATCTAGATACCTTTAAAGAACGAGTATAACCAGGTATACTAATAGATACTTTTGCTATTGGGTAATTTTCGGTTTTATACTTAATGTAAATAGGCAATAATTTAGGTTTACCATTACGTTTTTGGTAAATCTCCCCATTACGTTTAGTATAAACATCTAATCTATATACTTCACCTTTACGAGTAACATGTATATAAGGTAAGTTTGGTATATTTGGTTTCATAAGCTTAAGAGTTTTATTTTATAATAGTTAGAACCCTCTTAATAAAACAAGTTATGAAAAGATGTCATTTTAACAGCTGGGTAGCAAAGGTATTCCTTTTCCCCAGTTACAAAGCAATTACTCTGGTGTATAACTCATTCTTCAAACACAAAGTAGAAGAGTGTAAACCTGATGATATCAATCATGAGTGTATTCATCAGATACAGCAGATTGAGTGTAGTATAGTGGGTTTGGTACTTGGTATCATACTCTGGGTATTATTCGATATATCCTTCTGGTGGGTAGTAGTTCTCTGTTTTGGTCTCTTCTACCTTTGGTATATTATCGAATATCTTCTCATTCTGTGCTTTGCCAAGTGGGATAAACAGAACGAAAGATATCATGATGTAAGTTTCGAAGAGGAAGCTCACAATAATGATAAGAATCTGAGTTACTTGGAAGACCGTAAGCCCTTTGCTTGGATTAAGTATATTAAATTGAGAAGCCACAAGAAATGAAAAAACTAAGGGTATTGGGAGTGTGCGCTGGACAGGGTGCACTCCTGTTCCCTTTTAAGAAAAATTTGTTAGGGAACATAGAGATAAGGGGAGTATTCCACACTCCGGGCGAAGAACAATGGAAATTAAACTTTGGAGATATACCGTTCTATAAGGGCTTTTGTTTACAAGAATTCAATGAGAAAGTAGACATAATTATATCAAGCCCTGATTGCGGAGCAGCCTCAGTAATGAGGTTATCCAAAGTAAAGGAATTGGGTAATCCTAAAGATAACCGTAGTCTTAATCTAGTAATTGCATCAATACTCGAGTATAAACCTAAGATATTTCTTATAGAAAATCTACCAAGACTGCTAACATTGCTTCCCAAGGATTTCTTTGAGGAAACATTCAAAGACTATAAATTAATTTTTCACGAAAGGTCAGTTTTAGACTACGGAAACTCCCAGGAGTCAAGGAAGCGATTACTCATCATTGGAGTACATAAAAAGACCGGTAAGAAATACTTGAAGGCTTTTGATGAAGTATTTAAAGTAAAAACCCCAACAACTACTAGAAATTTACTTAAACCACTCACATTCTCTCAGAAAAATAATACTAACCAGATTCCCTTTATGAGTAAGACTCTGGCAATGTATGATTATCGAAAGCTTCCTGAGAAGAAGAATCTCACGGTAGCAAAGATACATAGACTCTGGGTTAGAGATTTCAAGGATGAAAAGAAATGGCCTATCAAAACTGCAAAGATGAGTACTCTTCCAGGAGTGTATCGATTGGAGTATGATAAACCTCCCTTAACTCTCAGACCTGCAGATAGGCAATTTAGACCCGATGGCTACCCTTTGGGAATCGAAGACTTCAAGGCAATTATGGGATTCCCCGATAAATTCGAAATCTACCTTCACAAAAATGGTGATACCTTCGAAGGTGATTTTAAGGATTACCATTACTGGCTTAACAAGGCAAGGTACACAATTGCCAAGGGTTCGGTTTATGAGGTAGGGATTTGGTTCAAAAAATGCCTCAAGAAAATTGACTCATCAAAACTGAGCTAAATTGAGCTGTTTGAAAACCCTTTTTTCTTTTTATTAAGTTTTTCTTTTTTAGGAAAGTGCTTTCTGGTAAAGAAAGCTATAATCCTATAAATCAACTCTGAAGGTAAGAAAGGGATTGTTAAGGGAAAACAAGGAAACGAGTGAGTACCAGAGTTTCACTAAAAGCGAAATTACCATGAAGAATTTAAAGAGGGCCTTGTTTATTGTATTTCTAGGATTTACTATTTACCTTTGCTTCAGGAATTACAAACTTTCTCGAGAGGTTGATTCCCTGGAACTAGCGGTCAATGAAATCCCAGATACAGTATACACAGAGAAACCCTTTAAACCAGAGAAGAAGTACTCAGAAAAAATTGAACCAGGTAAAATCTTAGTTCATGATAATAAGCAGCCAACTCTCTTTCCTGATTCCATGCTAAGGCAGCCAGTTATCAGTAACCAAGATTCCCTGGTTCAAATTGTTTTGAAGAAAGATAAGTTGAACTTAAGTCTGTTCAATAAGGAGACTAACACTTATTCAACTAGACTATTCCCAATCGACTTAGATAAATACAACTACAACTGGTATGAAGGTCAATTAACTCGAAAGAAAGTTGCAAGGTTATCACTTAGTCCATACGTTTATGGCAAATACAGACCTTTCAATAATCTCTTCGATATGGGAGCTGGTCTTTCAATCAAGACTAAGAGATTTAATTACAAACTCGGAGTCAATACCTTTTACTATCCGAAGATAAAATCAGGGATGGGTACTGACATCGAATTTCAAATAACGTATAACTTTTAGATATGGCAAAGACTATCTCAGAAACTAGAACTACATTAACTCGAGAAGAGCTATCAAACTTATCCCGAGTTTCTAGTGATGTTTTCTTTTTCAGTCTTTTCTGTTATGTGATACATCCAGTAAGGGGAAAGGTAAGGTTCGAACTTTACCCATTTCAAAAATCGGTTTTGTATAATTTTATTGCTCAACGTTTCAATATCATTTTGAAATTTCGTCAGGCAGGTATTACAGAATTGATTTCTATGTACTGTCTTTGGTTGGCGATGTACCATCCCAACAAAAAGATAAACATTATTTCTATCAAGGATACCACTGCTAAAAAAGTACTTAAGAAGATTAAGTTCATGTACAAAAATTTACCCTGGTACCTTCAAACTCCCATTATAAACGGTAGGGCTGGTGAATACGGATCAGCATCCATGATAGAATTTGATAATGGGTCTTTTATTGAATCAATTCCGACATCATCCGAAGCCGGTCGTTCGGAATCTCTTTCCCTTTTGGTAATTGACGAGGCAGCAGTAGTTAGATGGGCTGCTCAAATTTGGGCTGCTGCTTTTCCTACTCTTTCCACTGGTGGAGCTGCCATCGTCAATTCCACTCCTTATGGAGTTGGTAACTTTTATCATTCAACTTGGGTAGATGCCATTGCTGGAGGTAACCCCTTCAATCCCATTCGATTATACTGGCAGATGCACCCGGAACGAGATATAAATTGGTATAACCAAATGTCTTCTGCTTTGGGTGCAAAACGAACAGCACAAGAAATAGACGGTGACTTCTTGTCATCAGGTAATACAGTCTTCGATTTAGCTGATATTAAGGCTATCGAAGACTGCCTTAGTGATTATCCAGTAATAAAGAAAAGATTCAATGGTCAATACAGGCAATTCTGTGAACCAGAATCTGACAAAGAATATTTCATTGGTGCTGACGTTGCAACTGGTAGAGCTTCTGACTATTCCTCATTCACTTGTATGGATAAGCTAGGAGAAGAACAAGCAATATATAAGGGAAGAATGGCAGTAGGGGCTTATGCTAAATTACTTGGAGATACCGGGCAATTGTATAATTGGGCTACTATAGCTCCGGAATCTAATGATGTGGGTTTAGCAGTAACCTCTAAACTTCAAGATGAAGGTTATCCAAAGCTGTACTACTACCAAAAAATGCTTAAGAAAAAGGGAAAGAGTAGACCAGAAATGGACCAATCTCCTGGTTGGTTAACTACACAAAAGAATCGTTCAGTGATAATAGAAAACTTAGAAGAAGATATCAGAAATGATAACGTAATCATAAAGGACCCATTCTTTGTTCAGGAAGCTTATACTTTCATCTATGATGGTTTAGGTAGACCTGTTGCAATGGGTAAACATAGGGCTAACAATTCAGCTGTAGATGTAGACCTTGAAGGAGACGTATATGCCGATGATGATATCTTTGGAAAAGCAATATGTAATCACATAAGGAAAGGAAAAACTAACGTAATCGTACAACCAAGATGAAAAAGTACTTCAATTTTAGTTGGGGTTGGGGACGTAAGAAGGACCCTCCCAAGAATGGTACATCCTCTAATAAAGAGGAGAAGCCTGCCACATCGATTTCGCCTGGTAGGGTTTCAGTTGACGATGATAGCGATAACTTAATTACATCATTACAAGGGTTGACTAAATTAGTTGAACCCTCTTTTCGTGTTGATGTGATACCTTTAATTCGGGATTTATATAAAGTAAATCCTGATATGGGCATCGCATTGCAAGATATGTTTAAGTTAGCTAACACCAGTCATACAGTAACTTTCCCTAATAATACCGATGAAGAGGCTTCAAAGATGAGAGAACATCTTAAGAAAGCCACCAAGGGATGGACCAGATATACTGCTGGTATAGATGGTTTAGTTAACAAAATGATTGTTCAACTTCTTGTAAGTGGGGCAATATCTGTAGAAGGCGTACCAAATGACAAGCTTGATGGTTTGGCTACTGTATTATTCCTTAAGCCAGAGCATATCAAGTTTAAACGTGAATTAAATGGGGTGTATGCTCCTTACCAAAAGAATATAAATTTCTTTGTTAAGCAACAAGATTACATTAAGCTTAACCCAGAAACCTACTTCTATGTTGGTATGTTCAATGATACCGATGAACCTTATGGAGTTCCTCCATTTATGCCTGCATTGGATTCTCTCAAAGGACAAAATGATATGAAGATTAACTTCAAACATATCATGGAGATTTGTGGTATGGTTGGTTTCTTAGAAGCTAAGATGCAGAAATCTCCACAAAGGCCAAATGAGAGTATCAAATCTTATGAATCCAGATTATACCATGAACTCAATATCCTTAAACGTAATGTTAAAGAGGGTATGAAGGATGGGGTAGTTGCTGGTTACATAGATGACCATGAATTCAAACTAAATTCTACTACTAAGGAGCTCGGTAATATCGAGAAGCCTTGGAATATGAACCAACAATCTGTAGCAAATGGGTTGGGAGTTAATGGCTCTATCATTGGGGTATCATCTACTACTGGTGAAGGTGCAACTGGTATAATGCTGTCTAAGATGATTAGCCAGTTAAAAAATATCCAAATGCTTGTAGCTTATGTATTAGACCGACTTTATTCTCTAGAACTGCGTCTGGCAGGCTTTAATAATAAGGGGATGAAGATTGATTGGGGAACTTCTACAGTTTCTGATGAAGTTAAAATCCAACAAGGTCTTCAGTATAAGATACAGAACCTTGACTTATTGTATAAGGCTGGTATCATTAGTCAAGAGCAATATGCTTGGGCAATGGGTTATGATTCTCCTGATGAGAAAGAACCAAGAGTTTCACTTGAGGACCAATTTGCTAAGGGAGGTAATATAGACCCACAAGAAGGAACTAAGAAGAAACAAAGGCAAGATGATAAAAACCAATCTGCTCGTAGGTCAAGAGATAAGAATAACCCGGCTCCTTCTCGAGGAGACCAAAATACTAAAGCAAGATGAGTAAATTTACAAAGAAAAACAAAGAGCATCTTGATTCTATGGTGATAGGTCAAGGCCATACCATTATGGCTGGGTATATCCCAGAAGCAGTGGGAGCCAAGGCTTTCTCAGAGAATTATTACAAATGGAAAAATCCTACACCGGATTCCATTGCTCAATTTGGGTTTTGGGGAGGGGATATAGATTATAATACTTACTATCCCAACCTAGACAAATCGGAACTAACTCCTAAGGACGAAGAGTTTATCGAACCAATGTTCAGATTACTTTCAGAAACGATTGTATCTAAGAATTGGAACCCGACAGACTTTGGACAGAACGGAGTACTAAAGGCTTCTATGAAGATGTTGCTTGGTCAAACAGTAAACTGTGACCATGAAACCAACATTGGTAATGCTATTGGTGCTGTATCACAAGTAATGTGGCAGGAATCCTATAAAGACGGTAGCTTTACTATACCCGCTGGTATCAACGGTATTCTGAAAATCGATGGTAAGGCAAACCCAAGAATTGCTAGAGGCATCCTTATGGAGCCACCTTCAATTCATAGTAATTCAGTTACTGTACAATTTAAGTGGGATAAATCCCATCCCCAAATGGAAGATAACGAATTTTATCAGAAACTGGGTACTTATGACTCTAAGGGAGTTATGGTACGTAGAATGGTTACTGAAATTGTTCGTTACCTTGAGACCTCACTAGTTTCACATGGTGCTGATTCATTTGCCCAGAAAATTGGCTCGGATGGTAAAATCATTAACCCAACCTTTGCCAAAAGAACTTGGGCATCCTATGAAGAGTATAGAGATGATAAATCGAAGCAATACTTCTTTACTGATTATAAATCAGATTTAACATCATATCAAGAAAAGAACGATACTCAGGGTTCTTTTAATGATAATGATGCCAATGATAATCATTCAAATAAAGATAACATGAACGAATTACAAAAATTTCTTGAAAGCCTTTTTGGGGATAACATGCTTACCCTGGAAGAAGGTAAAGAGATGAATCAGGAAAATGTAATTGCCTGCATTCAGACTTTGGTATCATCCAGAAACGAATTGCAAACTTCGGTAGATAATCTTACTACAGAGAAAACTTCTCTTACGGAACAGATTACCAACTTGAATGCTGAAGTAGCTAACTTGAAGGAAATGGCAACTGTAGGAAAGAATCACATTGCTTCTCTCCGTGAAAATGCCGTAGAAACTTACAAGAAGTTGATGGGTGATAAGGTAGATGAGACAATCGTTACGATGCTCAATGCCGAGACTACTGGTATTACTACTCTTGTTTCCTTGACAAAGGATTACCAAGCTCGCTTGGAAGAGAAGTTCCCTCTCACTTGCTCAAAATGTGGTTCTAAGGACGTCAACCGTGCTTCCTCAATTGCTGAGGATGATACCGAGGGTAAAACTGGAACCCAGGGTACTGATACCCAACGGAATTCAGAATCTCCGAGTACTAAGAATGTAATCGATAACTTGTATCGAAACAAAATCAAATAACTAATATAAATAATCCGCGTTATGGAAAAAACTAAAATCGTAAACGACCCTCAGCAACTTACTCTCTTTGGGGAAAGAACCCCGAGAGCGGTGATTTACAAAAGTGAGTCACACAAATTGCACCAGGCTTTCAATGTTAAAGCTGGAGAGAAAATCGTACAGGGTATGCCAGTAGCTTTGAATGAAGAAGGTTTGATTTACCCTTGCACTGATGTAGCTACTCAAGTTTATTTGGGTGTAGCAGTAACGGATAACGTTAACCCTGCTTATCAACCTCAAAGAAATTTCCCGGTAGAGGTAACAGTAGCTATGGAAGGTTACATGATTTGTAACTGGGTATCAAACGAAAATATCGAAGCTGGCTATGTAACTCCCGATGGAGAATTGCTTAACGATAGATTCGTAAAAGCTAACCAAGCAACTTCAACCCAGTTCATTGCCCTTAATCCAGCAGAAGAGGCAAATGAGGTAATTCAAGTACTCATCAAATAAGAGAAAAGAAGTTATGGAAAATAAAATAGATATTACAAAGTTGAAGGCTCAGGATTTTATGAATGAGCTGCCGGAAATGGTAAGAAGCTTGGAAGCTGTTCGTTCCGGTTCACAGGACAAGAAGCCTGTAGAGGTAACTTTTGGAGAATTGGTTACCGGTAAATGGGGTATTTCAGAAGATGAACTTTTTGAAAAGATGGGCATCAATCCAAAAGTGGACACGATGCAGAACATCTTTACAATGCCCCAACAGAATATTCGTTGGATTGTTCCGGAAATCATCCGTGCTGCTATCACATTGGGTATGCGCCAGGCTCCGTTCTATCCAAATATCATTGCATCTGACCAACCAATCAATGGTTTACAAGCAATCATGCCGATGGTTAACATGTCGGATGCTGCCCCTGCAAAGGTTAATGAGGCAGAAACTATCCCATTGGGTGATGTTAGCTTCGGACAGAAATCAGTTAGCCTCTTCAAAATCGGAAAAGGTTTCAAACTTACTGATGAAGTTCGTAACTATGTTTCGCTCGATGTCTTGGGAATCTACCTTCGTGATTTTGGCGTTCAGTTGGGTTATGCTCTGGATACTCTGGCTATGGACGTTGCTATCAATGGTAACAACCCTGATGGCTCTGAGTCTGCCCCGGTAATCGGTGTATACGAAACAACTAATGGTATCACTTACAAAGACCTTCTGCATATTTGGGTACGTGCTGCTCGTATGGGACGTAACTTCCAAACTATGATTGGTGGTGAAGACCAGGCAATCGAAATGCTGAACTTGCCGGAATTCAAGGATCGTCACTCTGGTACTACAGAAGCTACCCTGAATGTTAAGTCTCCTGTTCCCAAGAATGCTGACTTCTACATTCACCCGGGTACACCCGACCAACAGTTGCTGTTGATTGATACATCTGCTGCCTTGATTAAGCTTACTGCTCGTCAGTTGATGCTTGAATCTGAAAGAATCGTTTCTAACCAGACTCAGGCAATCTATGCAAGCTTGACTACTGGCTTCTCTAAGATGTACCAGGATGCAACTCTGTTGCTGGCTGCTGACAAGAAGTTCTCAGAATTCGGCTTCCCCGAGTTCATGAACGTAGACCCATATTTGATGGTTAACCTAGAATAATAAGGGACGTCCGGTTTCATCTATATAAATTCCCTGAGAGGGTAGGTAACTAAAAAAAAAAGACCTATCCTCTCTTTAATCATTTTTAAATCTTAGGAAATATGGCTAAAGATAAATATACAGTAACTGTGGGACCAAGAGCTTACAGTTTTCATGACCAATCAACTGGTATTACCGTTTGTAGAGGAGAAGACAAGGAACTCTCTCGTCGTCAATTCCGTGCACCAAAGATTCAGAAGGCAATTGCCTCTGGCCATCTGATTATCATTGCTGATAAATCAGAAATCGAAAAGTATTCAGAGGCCGACATCGAAAAGTTGGATAAGAGACTGAATGCTCAGTTCAAGAAAGGCATGACTCTTGAAAAACTTGCAAAGGGCTATTCCCTGGAAGAACTGAAACTGGTAGCAGGTCTTCATGAAATCGTTGCCGAGAAAGATGATACAGTAGAAACAATTCTTCAGGCTTTGCTGGAAGAATTCGAATCCTCTTCTAAAGGGTAATCTATGAAAATTACATAAGACAGACTAATATGAATAACAATCTGGACTTTTTGTACGTTACGTCAGGTCTGGAAGTTTCATTCAGAGTCATATCCAAAGTCCCGGCCAAATCTATTTTTGACTGGGACTTTGGCGATGATAAGGGAGAGGTTTTCAATGGTGGAAGACATGTTTCCTATTCTTATGAAACTCCCGGTTTCTATACCGTAACATTACATGTAACTAACTCTAGCGGTTTAGATATCACCGTAGATAAGACTCTGGTAGTTTGTGATTATGGGCATACGGCATTAGCCGATACAATATATAACTTAATCGACCATTATATCCCTTCAGAAATATCCGATGGGATGACCAGGGAAGAGAAATCTATTTACATCACTAAGTGGCAATATTACATTGGACCTCTAGTAAACCATACAATTGCACCAGATAAGTATACGGATGAATTATGGTATGAAGCACTAGAAAACCAATTAATAATGGAATTGGCTGCCTGGGATTTTCTCAATGTGAAGATACTTAATCTATTAACGAGTACTTCCGAATACTTAAGTCAATTAACTTCTACCAAAGAACAAACTGGTGATGGTACTTCTAAACCCGAACTTGCCCGAGGTGATAGGATTAAACAAATCACTACTGGGCCTACTGAAGTGCAATATTATGATACCTTGGCAGATGCTACAAGTTCCCTATGGAAAACACTTTCTCAAGCAATGCAACCAGGTGGATTAATAGATGAATTAAGAAAGAACCTTTGTATGTTAGCTTCACGATTGGAAATCTACTTACCATTCTGTGATGAAGTATTCAGAACCGTAGTTCCTAAAGTAGTTAACAGAAGGCAACCTGGAGTATTAGATGGACCCAACCCAAGTGCTCCAGTAAAAGGTGGTAAGAAATCAATCTTAACTAAGTTATGACAAAAGAACCCTGGAGAATGGTAAAGAACCGCTCTTGGGATAGATACAAGAAAATTATCACTGACTTCTTAGATTGGGATGCTGGTAGACAAACCATAACTTGGGCCAAACATGTTAATCAGCTTCTCAGTCATGCCGAAGACAGTATACCTAAATATTATAACATCCAAATCGAAGCATTGTGTTACTACAATGCTTTCAGAAACTGGCCTATCAACAAGGCAACCGTCTCAGGAGAATTGGATGACGAAAACTTATCAATACTAATTTCTAAATCTTATATAGAACAAATCGGTTATCTTACACCGGAGGGTTATTGGGATTTTAATTGGGAACAAGATAGGTTTGTAATTAATGGTATAACGTATAAGCCTTCTGGAGATACTCAGACTGCTCAGGCAAAGGATGAGGCCCTAGTTTTCATGGTTATCCTAAAGAGAGACCGAGATACCAAAATTGAATTTGTAGAATAAAACATTAAGTGTATGGCAAAGATGTTAGTACTGAGGTGGACCCCAATTACTACTTCCAGTGGAATCTGGTTTGATAGTAATCTGGTTATCCTTAATGGTACATCTGGAGTTCATATTGAAATGAAAGGTAATGGCAATGATGTAACGGCATTTCAATCAATGACCGGAAACAAATTTGTCACCTGCTTTCAAGATTACTTCGGTGATATCTGGGATAAAATAATACCTCATCCTGGTATAGGCCAGGTAATGAAATTCCGTGTAAATAAGCTTCCTGATTATGCTTGTATTCGGGGGGATATAGAAGACGGTGGAGATGTAGATCCAGAAAATCCGAATATACCAATGAATGCCTTCTGTGGTTCAGAGGGAGAACCCTTCAGGGATATAGATTCGGAATTCTTACTGGGTCGTCAACGTTCAGTAATTAATCCTTAAATTTTATAAATATGTATGTAAGTAAATATTACACCTGCGAAGAGATTGACCAGCGGTTGTTACAGGGTTACTATGATGACTTTGTTCGTGCTGGCTTTGGGGGAACTATAAATGAGTTCTGGGCCTTCGTACTTTCTATCAAGAATAAGGTAGATAAGAAAGAAGGATACGACTTATCGAAAAATGATTTTACCGATGAGTTGAAGGCTAAACTTGATGGCATCGAAGAACATGCAAATTATATCACTAAAGTTTCTCAGCTTGAGAATGATTTGAAATATCAAACTGAGGAAGAAGTTAAACAGATGATTAGTGATTTGGTTGATGGTGCTGATGATGCCCTTGATACTCTTAAAGAGTTGGCAGAAGCATTGGGCAATGACCCCAACTTTGCAACTACTATCACTAATAAATTAACCGACCTTCGTACTGCTTTAACCGAAGAGGTTAATCGTGCTAAGGAAGCCGAAGCTGCTCTGGGTGCTGCAGTAGCTGCAGTTCAGGATAACCTAGAATATGGGTTAGACCAAATCAATAAGAAGATTGATACCGTTAAGGCAGACTTAAAAGCTGAAATCGACCGAGTTGAGAAGAAGGTAGATAAGAATGCTGAAGATATCAAAGACCTTGAAGATAAGGTAAATCAAGGTAATGGTGAACTTGAGAAGGAACTCAAGGATCTTATCCAAAAGGAAAAAGATGAACGTATTGCTGCCGATAATGAGATTAAGGAAAGTGTAAATGACCTTAAAACTCTCCATATCAATGATAAGGCATCCCTTGAGTCAAAGATTGCAGAAGAAACTGCAAATCGTACTAACGCAGATACTGTACTGGATTCTAAGATTAACGAAGAAATCACTAATCGCCAGGCAGATACTTTAGCTCTTCAAGGTAAAATTGACCAAGAGAAGGTAGACCGTCATTCTGAGGACCAAGTTCTTCACAATGAAATCTCTAAAGAGGTAACAGACCGTACCAATGCAGATAATGCTCTTCAAGGTAATATTGATAAAGAAGTTCAGGCCCGTACTGTTGCAGACCAAGTATTACAGAACAATATCGATTCAGAGGCTACTACTCGTGCTGCTCAGGATTTAGTTCTTGAACACAAAATCGAAGATGTAAAAGAGCAGGGTGTAGAAGACAAGGAGCAATTGCTTAATGCTATTGCTGCCGAGGCTGCTGCTAGAGAAAAAGGTGATAAAGATCTTGATACTAAGAAAGTAGATAAACGTGAAGGCTATTCTTTGACTAAGAATGACTTTACCGATATACTCAAAGCTAAACTTGATGGAATTGAGGAAAAGGCAAATTATATTACGCATCTTTCTCAGCTTATCAACGATTCTGGTTTCCAAACTGAGGAAGAGGTAAATGCAGCTATCCAAAAGGTTATTGGTTCTGCTCCAGAAGTACTTGATACTCTTAAGGAAATTGCTGATGCCCTTGGAAATGACCCCAACTTTGCTGCTACCATTACCAAGAAATTGGCTGCAATCACAGAACAGGTTAACCAAGAAATCGAAGACCGAATTGCGGGTGATGAGGCAAACAGTGCTGAGGTAGCTGCTGAAGTTCAAGCTCGTAAGGATGCTGATACAGCTCTTGAAACTAAACTGAAAGAATATGTAGACAATAAGTCTGCTATTGGTGATGCTGCTCTTGGAGTTGTAAAAGACAATCTTAACAAGGAAATCCAAGACCGTAAAGATGCAGATGCCGCAATTCAATCTAGCTTGGATAAAGAGATTGCCGAAAGAAAGACTGCAGATGAAGCCTATACTCAAAGTCTGGCTAACGTTAACCAACGTATTTCAGACTTGGCATTGAGTATGCAAGAGTCTATCAATACATTGCGTAATGAGCTTACTGAGCAGGTAAATGCAAATACTACTGCTATTGCCACTAACCAACATAGTATTGAAAGAAATTCAGAGGCAATCACAAACTTAACTAAGACTGTAGGTGATAACTACAAGGAAGTTAAGGATATGATTAACGAAGAAATCATTGATCGTACTAATGCTGATAGTGCCTTGAGTTCTCGTATCGATACTCTCAATATCGACCTTAATACTGAGAGTGTAGAAAGAAAGGCTGCCGACCAAGTTCTCCAGGTTAACTTAGATAAAGAAGTAGCAGACCGTACTGCAGCTGATAAAGCTTTGAGTACTGAGTTTACTGCTAAGTTGGATAATACCAAACAAGCTTTGGAATCCGAAGTAGGTAATATTAACACTAAGCTTGAACAAGAAAAGGAAAATCGTATTGCTGGTGATAATGCTTTGGGAGTTCGTATTGATTCTCTAGAGGCAGGTAATACCGATGCTATGAATGAACTAAAAGCAAAGGTAAATGCCAACACTACTGCTATTAATGCAGAGAAAGACCGAGCAATTGCCAAAGAGACTTCTCTTGAGGCCAAGATTGATACCAACCTTCAGAATCACAAGGATGATATGGCTGGTATTAATAAGGATATCCTTACCGAAAAGAATGACCGCTTAGCTGGAGATACTCTACTTCAAACCAATATTGATAAAGAAGCAACTGATAGGGCTAATCAAGATACACTTATCAGTAATGCTCTTGCTCAAGAGAAGGCAGATAGGATTGCTGCCGACCAAGCACTGGATAATAAGAAGGTAGATAAAGTAGATGGCAAGGTACTTTCTTCAAATGATTTCACTGACTTGCTGTATGCCAAGTTGGATGACATTGAAGAACATGCAAACTATATCACTAAGGTTTCTCAGTTATTAAACGATTCTGACTTTCAGAATGCAGAACAAGTAGAGGCTGCAATCCAAAAGATTATTGGTTCAGCCCCTGAAGTATTGGACACTTTGGCAGAGATTGCTAAGGCTCTCGGTGATGATCCCAACTTTGCAGCAACTATGACTGCTAAGCTTACAGAGTTGGAGAATAAGCTTGAAGCCGAAAAGAACTTACGAGAACAGGGAGATAATACTTTACAACAATCATTCACTAACCTGAGTAATACTCTTACTACTACGGTAAATGAGCTGAGAACTTTTGTAAGTGAAACTCGTACAGAGTTGTTAACTTCCCTGAATGCTACTAATGCTCTGGTAACTCAGAATACTGCTAATATCCAACGTAACCTGGAATTAATCCAGGGTATTCAGGATAATATCAATGGTAATTATACGGCCATTACGGATCTGTTAAATAACGAAATTGCTGCTCGTAAAGCTGAAGATATTCGGTTGGAAGCAAAGATTGATCAGAACTCTTCTGACCTCAAAACAGAAAGCGAAGAGAGAAAGGCTGCTGATAAAGTTCTTCAAGATAATATCGATGCAGAAGAAGCTGCTCGTATTGCTGCAGACACCGCTCTTGGTAAACGTATCGATAAAGAAATCCAAGATAGAATAGATGCAGATACATCTTTGGATAACAAATTTACCAATATTACCAATGATCACGAAGAAAGGTTGGTAGCCGAGGAAGCAACTTCTGATGCTTTACCTAATACCATGGTTACTGGTGTAAGTGAAATAAGTAGAGATGACTCTAAACTTACTTTCAAGGTAAATACTTCTACTAAGGACGTTTCTAACAACCAATACGGAGAATCCAATGAGGCCATTAAAGAACTTCTCCCGGTAACCCAATCTCTTGCAGGAGTCATGTCTGCAGCAGATAAGATTAAGTTGGATGGGTTGGATGAAAATGCCATTACAGATATATCGGCTGATTCCGATGCAAGTAAAGTAACCGTAACCGTAACTAAGGATAATGGTCTGAAGGCTGATACTACAGAAACCTTTGATTTGCCTCAGGCATCAGATACTAAAGCCGGTACGATGACTGCTAAGGATAAGGTAGAGTTAGATAGAATTACTACTGTTAACTTTGCTCTTGGGGATGTAACTCCAAATGAGACTTCAATAGGCATTGCTGCTACTAAAACTGTAATCGAAGATGGTACAGTAGAACAGAATCCTATTACCTTGCCTGCTTCTACTTCTGAGAAGGCCGGTGTACAATCTGCTGCCGATAAGAAGTTGTTTGATTCCATACCAGATAATATTATCATCTTATCTGGTAATAACCCAGTTAAGGTAGGCCAGCAAAGTAGTCATGTAACTTTAACTCATAACTTCTCTTCTAAAAAAGAAGATGGTATTTATACTCATGAGCCAGAAGATTATAAGACTACTTATATCCCTGCTGCTACTCAAACCCTTGCAGGTGTACAATCTGCTGCCGATAAGAAGTTATTTGATTCTCTCCCAGAATCCTTTGTACTTGCTTCTGGGAGCAATCTAGAAATTTCAGATTCTGAGGTCACCATTACTCATGCTGGAGCTAAACTAGATTCAGAATCTGGTGTCTATGTTAAGGGTAGTAGATATGTAATGGGTACTATACCAGCAGCAACTAAGACTACTGCAGGTGTAATGACTGCCCAAGATAAGATTAATCTTGATGAGACTTTGCCCAATGATATTGCTAAGGAGATTGAGGATAGACAAAAGGCAATCGATACAGCTATCAAGAATCTGGGAGATTCTCAGACTGCTGCTTTAGAAAAAGAGATTCAAGATAGAAAAGATGCTGATACTGCCCTTGATACTAAACTGCAGAATAACATTGATACTCTAGAAGCCAAGCATGATGCCTTTGTAGCAACTAAGGGACAAGCTGATGGGTTTGCTCCATTGGATGGTAATGGATTGGTACCAGCTAACCATTTGCCTTCATATGTAGACGATGTAATCGAGGTATACGCTACTTATAAAGTAAGCTCTACTGGAGGTCTTACTAATGTTCAGTTGTATACTGATGCTACTCACCAAACTCCGGTAACTGGAGAATCTGGTAAGATATACATTAATGTTGCTAATGGGGAACCTCCTTATCAATTCCGTTGGTCAGGTACTAAATTCGTAGATAGTAACACTTCTTCCCTTATTATTGGAGAAATTGCAGGTACTGCTTTCGAGGGTAGTAGAGGTAAACATCTTGAGGATGTGGTATCTAGTATGCCTAGAAATTTAATCAGTAATATTTCAATAGCTAACAGAAACAAGAGGAATATAATTATTCAGTGTAATTATTCTTCTTTAGATGACCAGGGTCATTACATAGATCAGCCTGAGGGGATGCTTATTCCACTAACCAATGCCACTACTCAAGAAGCCGGTTTGATGGAGGCAGAAAGTGTAATAAAACTTAATCAAACCCTACCGAAAGCCATAGAGGATGAACAAGAGGCTCGTATTGCAAAAGATAATGAGCATGATAAACTAATCAATAGTTTACCTCAGGAGATAATGACGGTAATAAACGGTGTTACCCAAAATACGAATAATCTCGGATTAAAGTATTTTAGATGGGTAAAGAATACCGAAGAGGGCTCATATAGTAGAGGTACAGATGTGAATGTCACCATACCAGCAGCAACTAAGACTACTGCAGGTGTAATGACTGCAGCTGATAAGACTAACTTGGATAATACGGTACAGGGGTTGGCAAATGAGATTACCAATAGAACTAATGCTATCAATGCTCTTCGTACAGAATTGAAAACTTACGTTGACGATTTGATTGCCGATACTGGTTCAGATGTAACTGCCTTAGAAACTAAGGTAAATAATCACATTGCCAATAAATCTAATCCTCATACAGTTACTAAAACTCAGGTTGGATTGGGTAATGTTAATAATACTTCTGATGCTGATAAGCCAGTATCTACTGCTCAAGCTACTGCTATTGCTGATGCTAAGGCTGCAGGTACTACTGCTCAGACTTCTATCAATAGTCATGCAGGTAGAAAGGATAATCCTCATACAGTAACTAGAGCTCAATTGGGATTGGCAACTACTGACCAGGTAGTATTTGCTAAGACTACTGCTCCTTCCGGTTTCTGGAAAGAGTCTTCCGATGAAAGATTGAAATCTAACATCAAACCATTAACCCATACTTTGGAACAGATTTGCAGTATACCTACAGAATCCTTTATCATGGATGGTAAGGAAGATGAAGGTACCATTGCACAAGGTTTGGAAGCAGCAGGGTTTAACCATTATGTGGAAGAAGACCCAAGAACTAAGGATTCAGTTCCTAATCCTGAGGAATTCGAAACGGTTGTTATCGACGGTGAAGAATATGTATTGGTAAAACAAGTTAAGTACCATAAGATGTCTACTCTGGCAATCGAAGGTATTAAACTTCTTTACGAAGAGATTAAGGCTTTGAAGGCTGAAATCTCAGAACTCAGAAATCTTAAAGATGTAGATTAATATGGGAGAGATAGCAACATGGAGTGCTGTCAAAACTAAAGTAGGCCTTGGTAAGACAGGTAATGACTGCCCTACCAAGGCTGAATTGTTAGCACTCGCCTCTACAGGAACGGGGGAAAGTTACGTTGGCTTGGAAATCTCCAATGCTAGTTCCTATGGTAATAACGAAGCTGTTAAACTCGAAGATATTCATAAGGTAACTTATAAGTATACATTCACTTTGAGATACTCCAGTATAAGTTTTGATGCTTTAGGTAACCCCAGTAGTTCTAATTTTGGTTTTGAGTTTACCAGTATGAAGCAGAAATATTGGGATAATGTAGCTAATGGGTCTGCTGTTAGTGTTAATTACGTAATAAACAGTAAACCAAGTTGGATTACTAACTATAGTAAGCCGGCAGATGGAAAGCCTTGGAAAGCTTCAGAGAATCTAGACCTAACCTCAAGGTCTGGTAAGGGGTTGGCTACTCAATCTGAATCTGGTAAAACCGTGGAATTCACATTTACCCAGGCAGCAGCATCTCAAAGTTGGTCTCAAACATTCTCAGTGAATCCCACTTCTCTGTCTTTTGGGGCAACTGGAGGAACAAAAACATTTACTGTAACCTCTTATAAACAGGAATACCGAAATGGACATACCTATGGTAATCAAATTCCCTTAAGTTATACCAGGGCTAATACCGGAGTTACCGGTACTGGTACTTCAGTAACTATGGCAAATAATACTTCTACTTCGGCAAAGTCGGGTAGTGTAGTATTAACTCAGGCAGAAACCAATAAGAAACTAACTATCAGTTGTTCTCAATCTGCAGGTTATAGAACCTATAGTGAAATCACTGTAAGTGGAGGAAGTGTATCCGATATACCTGCAAGTGGAGGAAGTAGAAGTTCATTCTCAACTATGCCCTCATATTCTCAGACTTGGGGATGGAATGGTTCTACAACTGGAGGAGGTACGATTACAAGTGGTGCTAGCATTAGTTATGGTACTGCAGTTAGTGCAGGTTCTTTGGGAACTACGGTTAAATCTAGAACCCGGGTAGGAACCCTTACTGGTACCTTATCACTAAATGGTAAAACCAAATCTGTAAGTGTACCAGTATACCAGGCAGCAAACGAATTTACTGGGTATACCTATGGTTCTTGGAGTGTAAGCTTAACGGCAAGTTCTTATACCATCGGTAATACTGGAGGTAGTGTAACTTTGTACCCCAGTGCAAGTAGACCCAGGTATGCTAACTATACCTCAGGTTCAAATACAAGGGATGGCTCTGATAGTGCTACTCCAAGTTTAAGTACCAATGGTACCTCAGGATTTAGTCTATCAGGTACTACACTTAGGGCTTCTGAGAATACCAGTACAAGTAGTAGGTCTATTAGAGTCTTTGCTAACTATGATGGGGCTTCTGATTATGTAGATATTACTCAGGGTGGTGCTAGTGTAAGTTATAATTACTACTTTTATTGGAATGGTGCTGGTGCAAGTGAATCCATTCACCATGCTGCTGCAGGTAATACCCTATCTGCTGGTTTTACCTCCTATAAGAAAAAAGTAATTAACGGGTCTGAAACTTCAGATACCTATAAGGTGGGTGTAAGCTTATCTGGTGCTCCATCTTGGGCTTCCGTTTCAGCTAGTAGTAATACGGTAACTAGTAAAGCTTCAGAGAACGTCGAAGAATCCTCAAGATCTGCTACGGTTACAGTTACACAAAATGAATCTGGTGAGGAGATTACACTCTCCATTAATCAATCTGCTGCGACGATTACTTATGAATACGTATTCGAACTATCATAGGTTTAATTTACAACACCAGGATGATTAGAAAGGAGTACACCCCTGATAGATGTACTCCTTTTTTCGTTTTAACCACTTGAACTAAGGAATTATGGAAAAAGAACAACTCACCGAATTTAAGATACAGTTAGCTCTACCGGCTCCCAGTATAGAGATTGCACAAGAAGTAGCAAACAAAGCTCAGGTACTCATTGATCAATTTGGATACTATCAATTCTTAAACCTGGTAGACTTCATGCAAAAGAATCCGGGTGCAGTTTCATTTGGTTTAAATTTAATAAATAGAAAATGATTATGGACGAAAGAACATTGATTTTCCAAAAGTTGCAAAAGGGTGAAGTAATATTTACCTTAGAGAAAGACAGAAGGTCTGGTTATCCCATTTTCGATACCGCAAAGATTGTAAAGACAGGCGAGAGTAAACCCATGGCATCTGGTACTAAAGACGGCTTTGTTAACAGTATCGAATTAGTGATCCAAGATTCAGTATCACAGCTTACAATATACCTACCTTCACAATCTGATGAGGGTATTTATAATGGGGTATATTATACTACCGATATAGTGAATATAATTAATGAGGTTACTATACAAAAACAAAATGCCTTAAATATACTTAACAATCGACCAAAGTTTGAGGCAGTTGTTTCTGAATGTGATAATATTCTCAATTCAATTAATCAATCCCAATCTGCTCCAAGTAGACCTGCTCCGGAGTTTGAGGAGTTCCGTCAATACATGGACCAACGAATATCCACTCAAGAGACTCTGTTACAGAGAATTGCTCAGGAGCTGGGATTGGATAAACCTAAACAACAGTAAGAATTATGCCAAGTAAGTCGGTTAATATTACACTATCGACTCCAGTTGGCTCTCTAGAAATATACGTAGACAAACGAGAACAAGCTCGTGCAGAAAGGTTGATTGCCAAAACTCCAAGTATCTTAACCAAAGGTTATGCGAAGGGTACAGAAAAATTTGGTAATCAACTTCTTCGTATAGTAAGACGAAGTTTGAATACGGGTGTTCCCCCAAGAGGTTCAGGAGTATCATGGCCACCACATGCTCCTGGTACCCTAAAGAAATATGGGGACCATACCATGTTAAATCTTACGGGGCAATATGCTCGTTCAGTTACTTTGGTAAAAGGTAAGAAAAGAACTTTCGTCGGATTGCCAATTGGAATCAAGAAGATTACCTATACGGGTAAGACTTCAAGAAAGACTTTGAATCAGATAGCTATCATGTTAGAGTATGGTAGTAGAAATGGTAATTTACCACCTCGTCCTCTTTGGAATCCTGCATTTAAGGCTGCTGGTGGAAAAGCTGCCTTACAAAAGGAAATACGTAATGAAATTAGAAAAGAAATAAGGAGGGTTATATAATGGCAGCAGATTTCGAAATATCATCCTTATCCGGAACTGGTACTGCAACTATTAGGGTAAAGCCTAAGGCAGTAAACGAAGACATGAATAATATAAAAGAGCAGGTTCTCAAGGTAGTAGTTCAGGGTGTAGAAAGGGAAGTAACTCTGGTACAAAAGGCCGCTCCTAAAATAGTAGAGACCTGGGGAACTTATTTTAGTATCACTCCAGAAACTACTTCCCATACTTTCGATGGTACTAAAAGGGGTGAGACCCTAGAAATAGGTGTATACAGTTACCAACAGAAGTTTATCGATAATAAGCCTCAAGATGAATATCGTGCTGTAGATTGGAAAGTTGAAAGCTCCTCAGATTGGTTAGAGGTAACCCAAGAAATTGGAGAAGCTAATGCCGCAGGTAAGCTTACTATCAAAACTAAATCTACTAATCAAGAACATAACCCCAGTAACTATGACCCCTTGGAAAGAACTGCTATAGTTAAGATTATCTCACAGCAAGAACCTAACACTGAGATAGTTTTAAATATAACTCAATCTCCAGGTACTAGAACTACTAAGTATGGCTTTGAACCAACCCCGAATATACCATTCCCAAATCTTGGTCAAAATACTAGTACTGCTCAGATTAGTAATGTAAAGGGTTATCAGTACTACCTTATCAACGGTATTCAAGTTGCTAAATTTATAAAACAATTTAAGATAACCGATATAAGTAAGACAATAGAGGGTCAATTCCCTGGAGGTATTGGTTCTGAACCAATACCCTTTAAAGTATGGCTTACCGATTATCCTTCAAATATTGCTACTCAATGGGTTAGTGAATTAAATTGTGTTGGTCATTTACAAACCCTAATGAGTGGTTTTGGAGGTATTCAGGTAACTTATAATGGGTATATTAATGACAATGGCAATCAAAGTGTTCAATTAAATATTAGATTAGGACTTTAATGGTAAACTCAGAAGAAATAGTAGAAAGAACTTTTTATATCTCTCTACTTAGTACAATGTTGGAAATGGGTCTTACCTTAAACCCAGAAGACTTCTTACCTTTGTCTCAAGAAAACGAAAAAAGATTTCAAGAGGCAATCAAAGGTATGAAGAAGTTTATACCACTTTTTGGTATAGGGAATAATCAAGTAAAAGGCCCAAAGACTCTCCCAAGAATAACCATAGAACTACAGGGTTATTATGCTGGAGATATTGGTGTGAATAAATACATCATTGGTGATAAACTTGAGGATGGTAATTACCAAGCTTCAGAGTTTCCTTATGAAACTAAGGATATTACCATAGATGTACATCTGGTTTCTCAAACACAAGCAGATATGAGATTGCTACATACAATCTTATATACTGGCTTACCTGCTAGAGGATACGTGAGACCATACTTCAATGATTTAGAGGAATGGGAAAAGGGCAGGCTTGCTCCCACCGGAAACCTATTCATTGAGATTGGTAATTATTATGACCATCCAGATGTAGAGCATGGTATACTTGAGAAGGTATACACCTATGTATGTAAGGACGGTATTCTTCCAGAAAAAGCTTTGGGAGAAGGTACTCTTACACCTATCAAGGATATATCGGTTCTTATTGGATTGTTAGAACAAAACGAAAATGAAATGTTAGAGTTAAAAGTACTTAAGGTATAGGTACAATACTCTAGGGTATAAATTAAACGAGTAATTAACTTTAATCACAATAGAATTATGCCAACTTCACCTCATGTTGATTTTAAGTTTAAGAACAACAATGTTCTTCAAACTACTCCCATGTTAGGAGTTTCTTGTGTATTGGCTAGAACTACTAAAGGTCCATACGATGACCCTTCAGAAATCATCTCTACATTCTCTCAGTTCCAAAGAATCTATGGTTCTGAAATTGTACCCGATGGTTCTGTATCAAATATCGAAAAGGCTTTGCAAGGTGGTTCTAAGCTTCGTGTTATTCGAGTACTTGGCAAAGGAGCTACTCAAGGTACAGTAACTGCTTCTCCGGCTGCGGCAAGAAAAGCTAAAGATTCAGAAGATGAAATCTCAGTTGCTTCTGCTGTAACTGACCCAGCTAAACCCTCTGCTTTGATTACTTTAAAATCTGGTAGTACTACTTATAGTTTTGGATTAGTAACCAAGGGATATGGAGATCCAATTGGTAGTGCAAATACTTTCCAGGTTGGTTTTTATAAGCAAGCTAATACCTTGTATTATAAAATATATTCAGCTAATGGGCAAGTACTTGAACAGGGACCAGTAATAACCTACAAAACTGCCGATGATAACAATAACACTTCGGTAGATTACCTTGCTCTTAGTGCATTTGCTAAGAACTCGGAATATATTAAGCCGGTAATTACTGCAGGTTCCTCTTTTGAAAACCTAATTAAGTGGCTTACCGATGATATTGATGGTACTAAGAATGCTATCACTATTACCGTGGGAGATGCTGCACCTTCCGAAACAGAGAAACTGTTTAATGGTACTATCGGTAGTGCAGGTTCCACCCCAACTGCCGAAGAATGGATTGCTTCACTGGACTTGGTAAAAGACTACACAGACTTCTACCAATTGTTTATTTCACATATCTCTCAACACTTGGAACAAGATTCAGAGGTACTCAAAGTATACAAGGCTGCTGCCGATATGGCAAAAGAACTGATGGAATGGGTACTGTATATCGAAGTTCCCAAACACTTAACCCATTATACTCAAGGTACACAACCCAGAGATTACAAAGCTCAGGTTACTTGGGTACAGACTTGCCTCGGTACTGTAGGTAACTCTAAGTACATTGCTTATTTTGGTGGTGGACTTAAGTACTACAACGAAAACGGTAATCTTCAGGATTCCGATGTAGTGGGTACCATTGCAGGTTTGGGAGATGCTTCTGCTACTCAATATGGTCCTTGGAAATCCTTTGCTGGTATGAACCGAGGGGTTATTGGAGATGCCGTTGGACCAGTATGCCCAAATTATGGTTCTCCTTCTCGATATAATGAACTGAACACTCTTGCTCAGAATTATATCAATGAGATGGTAATCAAAGATACTCCAGATTCAGGTAAGCAAACCATGCTATGGCATTGCTTCTCTTCTCAAGTGAAACAGGATTCTGAAAGATTCCTTTCAATCGTAAGACTGAACCTTTACCTGAAGAAGTTCCTTCGCCCGGTACTCAACAAATATATCGAAGAACCAAACGTTTGGAGTACTTGGAAGAGAATCTGGTTGGAGGTTAAACCTACACTGGATTCATTGGTAGATGAAGATGCTATGACCGAGTATACCTGGATGGGTGACCAAGATGCAACTTCTTGGGATGACCTTTCAATTAATACCGAGGCAGATGCCCGTCAAGGTAAGTACCGTGCTATTCTTAAGTATAAGGATGTAGTTCCTATGCAAGAAGTAACTATGGAGATTGTAATTGATGCGGCATCCAAATCTGTATCAATCGTAGAAACAAGTAATAACCTATAAACATATAACGATGGGAGCAAAAGTAAAAAACCCACGGAAGAAATTCTTGTGGAGCATCATGTTCCCCAAACACCCTATCAATACTTATCTGTTTCAAAGTTGTACTTTGCCGGATATTGAGATTGACCAGGTTGCTCATGGGGACGTCAATAGAGACGTTAAAACTGCAGGTAGGGTTACTATAGGTAATCTTATCGTAGAGAAACTTATGACTACTGCAGGTTCCGATACATGGCTTCATGATTGGCTATACTCTTGCCAGGACCACATAGTTGGTGGTGGTTTAGTACCAAGCCAATACTGGGAAACGGCAATTGTAAACGAACTTGCCGAAGATGGAGTCTCAGTTCTTAATACCCATGTCTTCGAAGAGGTATGGCCATGTAAGATTACCGGCTTAGACTTGGACAGAATGGCTTCAGAGAATACCATTGAGTCCATAGAGTTCTCAGTTGGTACTGCAGATAAATACTAATTCCTTAGTCTATTTTCACTAAGATTCGGTGGAGGGGTGGGATTCCTGTGATAGGAGCTCACCCCTTTCTTGTTGTTACAAGGAGTACTATGAACATATGTAAACATTAAAAATAACAGTTATGGAATTTAGAACATTTAGATTTACCGGACCCTCTGGTTACGAATATGAAATCAGAGAACAGAATGGTGCTGATGAGGATATCCTCAGTAACCTTTCAGACATGAAGACTTTGATGAACCTTACCAAGTTCATTGCAGCAATTGTAATTAGAACTACGGCTACACCCAATGGGAAATTAACCATAGATGATGCCCTTAACTTACCGGTCAATGACCGCTATGCTATTATCTTTAATTCTCGTATCTTCTCTTTGGGGGATGAGGTAGAATTTGAATATGATTGGGGCAAAGAGAATGGAGGTAAAGTTACTTATGGCCAAGACCTTCATGAGTTCCTTTTCGATTACGGTACTGCTCCAACTGAGGATGATTTGAATCAAAAGCCCGATGCTATCCCTTATTATCCAGAGGGAGTTAGATTGATAAACCATGAATATGTTCTCTCCTCTGGCAAGAAGATTAAATTCGATTGTATGACTGGTAAGGGAGAACAAGATTTCATGAAGTTGCCATTGGATAAGCAAACTAAGAATGCTCCTCTTCTTTGTCGGAACCTTTACTTAGAGGTTGATGGTAGTTGGGAAAAGGTAGAAAACTTTACCCCATTTACTGCAAAGGATATGGCTGAGATGAGAAAGTATATCTTATCTATGGACCCCATTTTCAAAGGTGAATCCCATATCACTAATCCAACCACCGGAGAAGAAAGAACTTATCCTATAGTTTGGGCACCAAATTTTTTCTACCTGACGGAAGAGTAATGTTAGAGAGTGATTTTGTTTATATCACCAGAGCCGAGATAGCCTTAGACTATTTCGGCTTTTTACGTCTTCCGTACCGAATAAGGAAAATATTCAAGGAAATGGCCGAGCAATATTATAAACAATTAAAGAAAAGAAAGTAAATTATGAATACCAGTAGGAGTATAGTAGAGGTCGGTGTTGCCATGGTTTTAAAAGACCGATTCTCTCAAGAGGCTGGCAAGATATCTGGGTCATTCAGAACAATGATGAATGATATGAATACCTGGAATAGAGGTATACAGATGTCAGCTTCCAATACAATGGACTTCGGAATGCAGCTCGTAGGGGGAATGGCAAGGGCCTATAAATACTCTGCGGGTGTTCAGAATGAAGTTTGGACTGCTTCGAAAATTGCTGGTGCTACCATTGCAGAACAAAGGGAGATGTTACAATTGGCAAAGGATGTCAATGAGATAACTCCTCTTACTGCTTCGGATGTTGCATCAGGACAAAGATACCTGGCTATGGCGGGTAATAAATTCGATGCTATTAAAGAGATGATTGGGCCGGCATCTAAGCTGGCTTCAATCTTTACAATGCCAGTGGGACAGAAAGGTGGTGTAGCTGACTTGATGACCAATATCATGTCAATGTACCAAATCCCAATGGGGGAAGCCGCTAGAGTAACCGATGATTTATATACTGCAGTTACTAATGCAAATATATCTTTAACAGACTTAGCCCAGTCCATATCTTATGCAGGAGCAGATATGGCAACTGCTGGAGTAGACCTTCGGCAAACCGCTGCTGCTATTGGTGTATTGGGTGATATGGGTATACAGGGTTCTATGGCAGGTACCTCACTGGCCAATATGATTCGTTACTTACAACTCTCTCTTGTTAACCAAAAAAAGAAAGGCTATAACGCTTTAGCAGATCTAGGCTTAAGTCCAGATGAATTCTTCGATGCTCAGGGTAATCTTATAGACCTTTATACTATCTATCAGAAGTTTGCTAAGGCTGCAGTAGATTTACCTTCACGAATTGAAACACCAACTTTCTTCAATATCTTTGGAGTTCGTGGTAATCGTGGTATGCTCCCCGTACTTAGGGATATTGCTTCTGGTAGAGATAAGATGGGTAAGATACTTGCAACCTATGACCAAAACATGGGGGCAGTAAATAGACTTAATGAAGAACGTCTTAAAACCGATGCGGGTGTCATTGACCAATTCGAATCAAGTCTAGAAAACTTAACCGTTACTGCAGGAGCGGCTTTGGGTAGAATCTTTACCCCAGTACTAAATGTGGGTAACTCTATAATCAAAGTAATTAATTCTATTTCAGAAACTTGGGTTGGAGGTTTTGGTCTTAGGGTAGGAGCTACTGCAGTAGTAGTAGGTACTATTGTTGCAGGATTTAATACTGTAAGAGGTATTATTAGGTCTGTTGGGTATTTACAGACTATTGCTACTGCTTCTACTGAAGGTATGTCTGCTGCAGCAATAAAAACTAATACTCAGTTTGCCATTATGGAAGCACACATGGTAAGGATGGTTAACCTTATGAGAACCATGGTTCAACTCCAAATGATGTCAAGCGGTATTGGTATGAATTCTGCTGGTAGATTTTATAACACTAAAACCGGAAGATATGTTAAGACACCAAATCCTGGAGTACCATTAGCAACTACTATGGCGGGTAATTTAGCTGGAGGGGCTTTAGCTGGAGCAGGTGCCCAAGTTGGTAGTCAAGTGGCTAGGCAAGGTGCTATAAAAGGTTTAACCTCTATAGGTGGTAGACTTATGGGATTACTCGGTGGACCCTGGGGATTAGCAATTACTGTAGGTCTTCCTTTATTAATTGAGGGTATTAGTTACCTTAGTAATTCAGTAGATAGGAATACTGAAGCTCAGAATAAAGAGAAAGAAGACCCAACTACCATTAGAGCCCAGAATGAAGAGAGATTTATTAATGCTGTTAGGTTAGCTATTAAAGAAGGTATGAGAGATTCTCGTATCAATATCTCAGTAGATGGTCAAGCAGTTGGAGATTATGCTCCAGGTTCTCAACAAGATTTTACTGGAGCTGCATTTGTAATGGGAATATAAAACTAAAACACTATGGCTAGAGTATTAAATAAAGCAGCAGGTAAGGTTGTTGAAAAATACAATGACCTTACAAGAGATACGGCAGGTGTTCTTACTGGTCCCTTAAATAAGCTATGGAGAGCTCGGATATTACTTAACCGAGTTACTTCACCTCTCCCGAAAGATGATGCTCCAAAGGGTAAACTCTATACTCCAAATGGGGTAATGGGAGAAGCTCAGATATCCTCTAAGAACCCAGTTATAAATAAACAGCTCCAAGCTAAATGGAGAATGGAATTACAATTTCCGAGATTAGAAGAAGGTGAAGGAGTAGACCCAGCAAAAGGGAATAAGAATACCACTAATTACAGAAACTTTGAGGCTAAAGCAGATGTTATATATCAGAATGAGGTAAGGATATATAATATGACTGTTAACCCCACTCAATATATTACCCTACAGAATAGACCTCCAGAATTGGACTTTAGGGGAGAAACTACATGGGCAACCATTAAATCAATGGGCCGCAATGTACCAATGTATCACTTTACTGGTGCTGAAGACATTATTCAATTCAATGTGTCTTGGTACTGTAATGACCCAGAAAATCCTGAAGAGGTAATCAATAAATGTAGGTTATTAGAAGCATGGTCTAAATCTAATGGTTACCAGGCTGCTCCTCCGATTGTTAAGATTGAGTGGGGGGATTCTGGTATATTCGATAACCACAATTATATCCTTACCTCAGCAACTTATACTCTGAAGAACTTTCAGAACGGTTATCGAATAAGGGTACCTGGAAAGCCAGCTACTTTTGGTAATGGTAGGTTATTGCCTGCAGCAGCAACTCAAGAATTAATTTTCAAGAGAGTAAGTGCATATAACTTATCCTATGGAGATTTTATAAATTCTGATTCACTTAAAAAGACAGGAGGTATTAAATATGATTGATGTTAACCAATATCTAAAGGGGGCTAGCCCATATAATAATGCCTATGCTCTGAAGTATAACGATGGGGATTATTCCTTAGAAGCTAAACCTCCAGTAGTACCGGAATCCTCTAACGATATTCAACATACCGTTAAAGATGGGGAAACCTTGCAGAACATGGCTTTCAGGTACTATGGTGATTCTGGTAAGTGGTACATTATAGCTGAAGCTAATAAGATACTGAATCCTTTTAAGGAATTAGAAATGGGAACTCTAATAAGAATACCGACTTATGGCAGCTAAACAGAAACCTATATTATATAATGGAATGGGTCAACCTTATTTGGCCCTTTTCAATTTTGGAGGTATGCCTATAATGAATCCCATTACAGGTATACCCCTTGGAGCGTATATAAGTACCTGGAGTTATAGATATGATGAAGAAAAAGAAAACTTGGCTACCATTACTTTCGATACGGGTAATCCTGATACTGTAGATATTGCCGAGATTCAAGAGAACCAAAACATTTGTCTTCAATGGGGATATATATACCCTGATGGCCAATTTATATCTGGGCCCATAAAAATAATTAAGGTAAGAGAGTTCGAAGCCGTATTCGATTCTACAGGTACTCATGTAACTATTAAGTGCATTGATTCTTCAGGGGATTTAAGATATCAGCCTGCTTATGTTCATTCGGACATGGAAGGTTATAAATTATCTACCTATTTAGACAATGGCTGTGGGAATGCTACTGGTGTAATCATAGAAATATTTCAGTAATGGAACAACAGATAATAAGTAATAAAGTATACGAGTCACTACAGGTACCCACAGAGAATACCCGTACTACTACTGGTAAAGTACTCTATGCTAACAAATACAGTGGAGTAGCAGAAGTAGCTATGCCAGAAGACTTGAAAGCTTTAATTGATAGTGACTTTGGATTAGTGGGCAAGAACGTCTTAGTTCAATTAGAACAGAAGATGAAAGGGTATACTAATGGGCCATGGTATGTGGATTCAAGGGATGGTGTTATCTATATACATAATCGGAAATTCCATGAAGAACCGGTATGTACTTATACATATCAAGGAGAGAATGGGGAAGTACTTAGAGTATCTTTTGCTACTCAGAAAATAACTAAAAGAGTTAAAGCAGTATTAGCTCCATCTCTAGACCCAGATAGTAAAGATTTATCGGTATTATCAACTAATATAAATGAGCCAGAGGATAAACCTCCATTAGCTTTAAGACCTCCTGTGGCTCAGGTAGATAACCTTATGGTGTCTAATATTACTGGCAATGGGTTTGAAGATTATAGAAGTCATCCTACTACTCCTACAGAGGTAATGGATGCTTGGGACACTCAGCTTCAGTATAACATGGAAAAAACTGCAGAATATAAAAAGAGAGTAGAGGAATATGAAGCAGTTGGTCCAGTAGGTGCTTATGAAGCAGGTAAGCAAAGAAAATTCGATGAAATGTCTACCGAAGAAGTACGAGCTACCATTAATCAAGCAGCCAACGAGTTACCTGATGATAAGAAGAATGCCCTTAAGCAAGTACTAAAAAATTCTAAAAATGGTAAAGAGTTAGAAGCTAATCTTAAGAAGCTATTAGAATGCGAAATGTATCTTTTCGAAGATGAAGATGGTATGGAATTTATGGTAGAAGAGTATGTAGACCCCTTAGATTATGACCCAGAGGGTTATACCTCTAAACAAGCAGGAGCGGGTATAGCTTCTGGTATCAATTTTCAAGCTGGAATATTACCTGCTTCAGAGAGAGGTTTCGAAGCTTTAAAGAAAGACCCCTATACTGAAGTATTATCCGATATGGAAGTTGATACTACTAAGGGTTATGGTCAAGGTCAATATGGTAAGAGGGTTAAGGTAAGACATATGAAAAGGGTAAATCTCAAGGTACCTCTTTATAAACTTTACCATAATTTATTTAGTAGATACGGTGGTGCCGATAAGTATGCTTGGGCAGCTAATGCTAATGCCAATGGTGGTTTAAAGCAAACTGAGAAAAGGTTAGTATGTCAACTTCAGGTAGTGGGTAGACCTATGCTAGCAACTTCCCAAATAATCCGAATAGATAATGTAGGGAAACGTTGGTCAGGGCTTTGGTATATAAAACAGTGTACTCATTCTATGGATGCCGGTCAAGGGTATATAACTAATATGGAATTAGTAAAGAACAATTCCAAGTCTGGCTCTGTAACTTCTAAAACTGATTTATCTACTCAAAACATCGTAGCTAATGATGCTAAAGCTAATGCTAAAACTAAAAAGGGGCAAGATAAAAAAGCCCTAAGTACTTCTCAGAATCTTAATCTTAACTTTACTTATAATGAGAAGGTATATTACAATGAGCATTTCTTGAATGATAAGGGGGACATAATTGATATCAAGGGTCAAGCTGAGTTTATTCGAAAGAAGGCTTATTATACTGAAGTAAATGCCGATAATCCTCAAGCCTTGGCAGAGGGTATAGTATTATCTACAGGTAATATAGTTACCTCTAAGGGTAAGTTAATCCCGGGCAAGGTATCAGTTAAACAAATCCAAGTGCCTGAAGATTATGGGGTTAAGTTTAATTATATGGCCATAGCTAATCGAGTATACCGAGACATAGCTAAAAGGCATAAGCGAATAGCAAGTCAAATCTATGTAGAAAAATAAGGGTATGAGTTACGAAACAGCAAAGATAATAACCGACGAAGGCTTAGAGGGTCTTGGTCGGTATTACTCTGTTTATCGAGGCATTGTTATTGATAATGACGATGTAGAGAAACATATGAATAGAGTAAAGGTATGTGTTCCAGAGGTAATGGGGGGAGTATTTGCTTGGGCATATCCTAAAGGACAACATGGTTCAATTAGTTCAGGTTTTAAATTCTTAGCTCCTAAAGTGGGAGATACGGTATTTGTTACTTTTGAATTTGGAGATCCAACTAAACCTCTCTGGGAATACCATGGTTGGGGAATGAGCCAAATACCTCAACCATTAGATGGTCCTAATAAAATGGGGATAGTTACTCCTGAAGGAAACCTAATAGTCATAGATGATGATAACGGAGAACTCAATTTACATTTCAATGGGCCTGTAAATGTTCGTTCGGAGAAAGAGATAGTAATAAATGCCGAGGGAGATATAAATGTATCTTCTGGCGATTCAGTGATACTTAATACTGGAGAAAATGGTGGAGTAATCAATATTTTTCAATTAACCGAAAAACTAAATCAAACTATCCAAGAACTAGAACAACTTCGCAGTATGTTCAATTCTCATGTACACTCAGGTGTAACTACTGGACCAGGTTCTTCAGGTCCAACTCTAACTCAAGCAACTAAACCTTTCTCACAATTCGTTGTAGACGATTATGAGGATAAAACCTGCATACACTAATGGAAAAGAATTATTTTACAGACTTAGTTGGTATAGGTGTAACTTATCCTATCCAACTTACAACTAATGAAAAGGGTGAAAGAGGTTGGTACCCAGTAAATGGGGATTTTAAACTTATCAGAGATAATATAAGTTCAATATTATACTACATGATAGGCCAGAGATTTCGACAGGAAAACTTTGGTAGTAAATTATGGCAATGTATTGAGGAGCCAAACTCACAAGCCCTAAGTTTTATAATTAAAGAGTTTTTAAAACAAGCCATAGGTGCTTGGGAACAAAGGATAACCTTCCAAAATATCACCGTTACTAGAGTTGATGCAAAAATACACCTAGAAGTAACATATGTAGTAAATGGAACAAATTCTAGTCAGTACCTCGATATCACCTATGACAGTTCGGATAATTCATTAAATACACAATAATATGGGAATCACAAATAAATGGCTTAACCCATACCAGAGGTCTTATCAACAGATTAAGGCCAAGCTGGTTGAATCCCTTATGGGACTCAAAGACCCTCAAGGTCAGAAACTCATAACGGATTATTCGGAGGGTAATATCTTAATTATCATCCTCTCATTGTTTGCGGCAATTGCCGAAGTACTTCACTATTATGTAGATAATATGGCAAGGGAAACCTTCCTATCTACGGCAAGAAGGTATGATTCGGTAGTTAAACATGGGGCTTTGGTAGATTACCATGCTCGAGCAGCAATTGCTGCTACAGTAGATGTAATCTTATCTCGAAGCATTACTGGTAACTCTATTGGAGCTAAATTAACCATACCTCAAGGAACTCTATTTACAGATTCCAGTGGTAATTCTTGGTTATCTGCTAGGGATGTAACTTGGTATTCGAATGTAACAACATGTAAAGTACCTATAATTCAACATGAGAAGTATACTGCAAGTGCTCTTAATAATATGCTAATACCTACTGGAGACAAGGTAATAATTCACCTCGGTACCTTGCCAAATGGTAAGTACTATGAACAAGGCTCTATGTCTTTACAGATAGGTGGAGAAACTTGGGTATTGGTAGATACCTTTGCAAAATCAAAGCCAACGGATAAACACTTTATGGTTTCAGTAGATGAAGCTCTTAACCCTTACATAATGTTTGGGGATGGAACCTTCGGTAAGAAACCTGCAGCAGGTGCAAAAATAACCAATGTAGTATTCTACTTAACTAATGGTACTCAGGGTAATGTAAAGAGTAATACTATTACTTCTGTACCTTCAGTAATTTCTTCTTCAATCACTGATGCTACAGTAAGTAATGCTTATGATGCAGGAGGTGGTTCTAATTATGAGAACTTCACTATGCTCAAGGAACATATACCTTTGAGTGTTAAGACTCTGGGAGTAGCAATTACCAAAGAGGATTTCGAAAGCTTGGCAATGTTAGTTGATGGGGTTAACAAGGCAAAAGCAGATTACGAATGTGGTAGAAAGCTTACGGTATATATTAGCCCAGATGGTGGAGCAGTAGCTTCTTCTGAGTTAATTAGTAGAGTATACAACTTACTATCTCAGAGGGCTCCTATGACTACCTGGCTCAAGGTTAAATCTGCAGGCAAGGTTCAGATTATTCTAGAGATGGAAGTTACTGGTAAGAAGTCTTATAAGACTCCAGAGATACAGACACAAATCCTTACAGCATTATATAATGCCTACTCTCCAGAACAAGCAGAGATTGGAGGAAGCGTAAGGGTATCTGATATCTATGCTCTGATTGATAATCTGTCTACCATAGATTACCTACACCTTACCAAGTTTTATATCAAGCCTTGGCCTACTACCATTTATGGTAACAAGGAACTTGCATTGGGACAGTTCAAATTGAATAAGGCTACTGGGTCTATGACCTACTTCATAACCTTCAATTCTTCTACAACTTTTACAGTACGTTCAGTATCGAATGGTTATGTAGCTACAGGTTCTGTTGGTAGTTCACTCCAGGTAGTAGATAAGGCAAATGGGTTTGACTTCTCTCTGGATATACAGAACAACAGTTACCAATCCGGGTACCGTTATTCAATTACCGTATCAGAACCTAATCATGATTACGAAGACCCCGGTTTTAATTTACCGGTATTCGAAAATGCTTCACAGTTAACACTAACCGTAAATGAGATAGTATGATAAACCTCAAAAACCTAATTGATTTTTTACCATTCGAATATAAGGACCAAGATACTTATAAGGTAAATGGTAAGGGCATTCTGGAGAGGTTTCTAGAAATTTGTGGAGAGCATTTTGAAGATTATATTACTAAAGACATTGATAACATTCTGGATATTATCGATATAGATAAAACTCCAGACATGTATCTCAACTTTCTTTGGCAATTCCTCGGAGAAATGCCCTTCGCTTATGGGAACACAATAGATGCCCAGAAGTGGTCAGAGTACTTTAATGGTTTCTACTCAGACAGTAAACTCCAGGAATTATCAAAGCTTTGGATAATACCAAAGGAGGGGCCTTTCACTTTAACCAGTACTCAAGTAAGAAATATTCTAAGATATTCGGTATCTCTATTCAAGATACGAGGTACAGCTGAATTCTTCGAAATAATGATGAGGCTATATGGGTTAACCTGTACAGTCTCAGACCCAGCTAAGGCAGATTCTTACGACGGTTGGATAAAAGGTCACCCTTACTTTGACCAATACTTCTTGTATGATGACAAGTATTCTTATGATAATACTTTCGATTGTTCTCAATGTATACCGGTAACATTTAGCCTTACAGGTCATGGGTATACTTCGAACTCTGAGGCATTCAAAAGATTTAGGGAAGCTGTAGAAAGTTTCTTCCGAAGATTCATACCTTACCATGTATCATTCAATATCCAATATGGGTTTACGGTAAATGATGGGTATGCAATCAAGGCAGAATTAGTAAATCCTGACCAACCAAATCTGATAACTTCAGAAGTATATGAAGTACCTGTTATGGTAACCGTAACTGCTGATTGGCCTAATGCTGATTTAAGGTTTCAGATATCAAGTGATAAGGTAAATTGGGGATATACAAAACATCCCAGTGGTTTTGTATTTAATATACCAAGAGTGGGTACTTATTATTTCCGAAGCGTTGGGGATAATTCCAAGATAACCCAAATCACCGTAGGTCAAGAATCTTATAACAGGGTATACTCAATTACCTGTGACCCAGTTACTGCAGAGATAACACCATCAAAGCTAAGTGTGTATACGGTAGTAAGGGCTAACGTATCCTATAAGGGACAAATCAAAACTTGTAATGTTCGATTGTCAGGAACTGACCAAGTAAAAGTATCAGGAGCAACTTGGGAATTTAAAGAACCCGGTACTTATTACTTTGAGATTGTAGAGTTCCCAGTAAAACAAACTTCCTTTGTAGTAACCAGACAAGAGATTACTTATAAAGTAAGATGTACTCCATCAGAGTTTCGAGTTGGTGATAAACAAAGTATAAGGGATGCAACTACTACTCTAACCATCGAATCTAATTACCCGGAATCCTTTACTGGAGACTTATACTGCAGGTTGGTAGGTGACACTAAGTTATTTAAGAATGGAGATAAGTTTACTGCCAGCAGTTATGGTACCTATAAGTTTAGGTGTACTCTTGATAAAAGGGAAACCGAAGAAGGTGTAGGTATCTTCGAAGTAACTTCTGGTAAGACCGCAATCTATAGAGTTAGTATTAACCCACCATCTTCTACTTTGTTTAATGGTTCAGCCAAGACCACAGTAAGTATTCAACGTATCTCAGGTAATGGTGATGACTACAGAGTAAGAGTAGTAGAAACCGGGGAAGTATTCGATGCTAAGAATGGTTATGTATATAATACTAATAGGTCAGGTACTTATACTTTCCAATCTGTAGCTTACCCATCTGCAAAGACTATCTGGACCGTAAGCAATTCTCCAACAGTATATCAGAATAAGTTAAAGATAGTTCCTTCAGATACTACCGATGAACATTGGCAAGAACCAGATTGGACTTTACCAGAAGACCAAATCGATGATACCTATGCAGTATATGCTTTGGTGGATGAGAAGTCTGCTTGTAAGTTCTCACTGGAAGAAATGAAGAACGGAGTAAATGTAAATGGTACTGCTACTTGTGATGAGACTGGAGAAACCTATAATCTGGGTGAAGAGATTACTCTTACCAAAGCAGGTACCTATACTTTCGTAGCTGATGATGGTTCTTCTCTAAGATGCCAAGTAATCCTGGAAGATTATCCAACTATCATTGAGATATCTTGTACTCCAGAGTATGCCGAACTAAAGGGTACTGTTAAACAAGTATCTACCTTAATTAAGTGTACTTCGAATAAACCAGATTTCGATAGTAGAATTAGGGAAGTGGGCAAGGTTAATACCTATGATACTGGTGGACAAGGTTATGAATTCATTACTGCTCAAGCAGGAGAATATATCTTTGAATCCGTTGCAGATACTTCTAAGAGAACTAAGTTCACAGTAGTAGATGCAGACCTATTAAGTGTTAATCCTCAAAAGTTGGAATGGGAATTCGATGACCTATCGGAAAAGACCTTCACCATTACAACCTACAGTAATCAATCTTGGCAAATAGTAGAACAATGATAAATACAATCGATAGAATCACTGAGACCACAACTCAGTCTTTATTCAAGACATTTACTGTGGGCATATTGGGAGAGTGTACTCAAATTCTTTATGATTTGAGATGGATGATAGTACTGGCAATAATCTTAATCCTATCAGATTTATGGTTTGGAGTATCTGCCAGTAGAATCCAAGGTATAGAAATTCGAAAGTCTAGAGCTGGAAGAAGAACTCTAAATAAGATAGTAGATTATATCTGCTATGTTTTATTGGGAGCTGTACTTGGTAAGGCCATAGGCGAACCATACGGAATGGACCCAATCGTAGTATCTATTACAGTAATGGTATTATGCTATTGCTTTGAAGTAGATAGTATCTATGGTCATATCTGTGAAATACATGGTATTAAGAAACGGTACAGTATATGGAGAATACTCTTTAAATTGTTAACCCTCAAGTTCAAGGATGTAGGTGAAGCATTTAAAGATATGTCAAAACAAAAGAATCAATTTAAAAATACTAAGGACAATGAAGACGTACTTTAAGTATGAAGGTATTATTAAATCAAAGGAAGCAGCAGAGGCAATTGCTGCTCCTTCTGGTTTAGGACCATTCTGTGGATTTGGCTCAGCTACCATAAATGGTAACAAGTTAGTGGTATCTCCTCAGGGAGTTGCTGGAAGTAAGTATGCCAATGTAATCAAGGATAGGATTATGGCAAGGTATATGGCAAAGGCTTCAGAAGATGGAGAATTGCCAGATGTAAACTTTGGGTGTATTTCAAGGGATGGGTATGTATTTATCTCTGATGAACAAACGATTACTATTGAGAACATCCAAGGTATCCAAGGTTCAACAGAAGAAGTATTACTCTTTGCAGTACATACTACTATTTCTGAACCAGTAGATAATCCAGTAGACTTTGTAGCTTATTGGAATGAATCCTCCGAAAGCTTCTACACCTTGTTTAAAAAGTCTCTGGATATTTATTATCCGATTGCCGAAGAGAATCGTACACCGGATATCATTAATAATGATGTATATTCTAATTACGGTATGACCTATAGCAATCTTCTAGAGATGGTAGAGACTGCTTGCCCTTATTACTCTAATAATAAAACTTCCGTTGTTCTTATCGGAGTATATGGTAAGGGTACTGATGCAATGACCAAACGAAATGAGAACTTTGCTATCGTACCCTATCAGGGTAAGTTCCAAGAAATCCCTTATACTACTGCTGCTCAGAGTATGATGAAAGAATCAGTGAAAAGAGTAGAACAGATAAATTCAGGCTTCCCAGTAGTAGATGAATCTGGTACTAAGTTAAATATCAAGCAATACATCGATAGTCAAATTGAGGCTATCAGAAAAGAATTCTCTGAATCTCTGAGTACTGCTAACTTACCAATCGGTTCTATTATTCTTTGGGAAGCCGATGTAATACCCGATGGTTGGGCAGAATATACTAAGGCAGCTGGTAGAATAGTTATTGGTTACCAAGCTGGAGGTGTTCAAATTGGGGATGAAGTAATGTTACAGAATGTTGGAGATTACTATACACCAACTAAGGGTAATTTCTTAATCTCTATTAAAGGTGATGACCTTCCTAAGCATAGGCATGCTCTCGGTGTATCTAAAGGTAAACAGGATGATGCCAATAAGTGGGAGAATGTTAGACCTCAATCTTTCTTTAATAGAGAAACGGGTTTAAATGGAGACTTCGGTAGAGGGACTCCCACCAAGGGTATTCAAGATGGTGCTATTGTAGTAAGTTGGAATTTAATAGGGGAATCTTTCCTACAAGAGACTTCGGTAGATACCTTGACTATCGAAAAGTTACCACCGACTATTACTTTAAGATATATTCAAAAAATAAGTCGTAATTAGTTGTTATTAGTTATTTAGTAGTATTAAAACTCATGTGTATTATTTGTATTGTTTAAGAGTAAACATTTGTTTACAATCTGTGTTTTGCGTAGTAAAAATTAATTGGGAGAGGGACGTTGGGAAACGCCCCTTTTCTTTTGTGTTAATACTTAAGTTCTTCTTTAGCTCGGTCTTCCCAATATTGTATATCTTGTCTAAGTTCTGATATATATCTCATAGATTCATTAGTCTTAGGCATTTCGAAAAATTCGATAAGCATTATATTAGTTATTCGAGTACTATTTTCAAGCCTTTCCTTGATAAAAGGGGGAGGAGTAATTAATACCTCAAATAAAAGATAGGCATCTGGAGAAAGCTTATCCTTCATATATGTATACATCATATCAAGCATTTCTGATTTAGCTTTTTCTTCTTCGGTATCATCCTCTAATTCTTTGTCATTGTCGAATAAGTCATCAAGTTTAAAGAGGCTTTGATTATACTCTGCTTGTTCTCCGTATGCAGAACGAAGCAATTTGTTTTTGAATGTACTAAGTGATGCAAGGATTCTTGCTTTAAGATGTTCTTCAGTACATTCACCATAGTATTTGTTGAAAACAAATAACATCTTATCCCAGAAATAAGATTGGATAATATCCGGTGTAAGATTAAACCGTTTATAATCAATCTGTCTGGTAAGGTTTCTAATTACTGGCTTACAAACTTTATAAAGTCTGTTGAAAGTAGCTTCATCATATTCTTGCATAGGTTTTAATCGATGAAGCTCTGAACCGTTATTTCCTTTACTTTTTCCCATGTTTTTAAATATTCGTTATGCAAATATAAGTATTTTTTCTTATATAAAATAATAATATTAAATATTCGGGAGCTTAAGGTAGTGGATTAGTAGTTTCTAGATAGATGTCAACATACTTAGAACTATCTCGGTACTATCAAAATCTATTAGTTTATATAATATTGCAATATAGATATGAAGAAATTTAAAGACAACATCAAGTTCAGTTTTTCTCCTGAGTTTCAGTTCGAGATACTCAGGTTTGTTTTAAAAGATAAGGAAGGAGGATTAGTACTCAAAAGGATTAAATCCAATTACCTGGTTCTCATAGAACACTCCCTTATCTTCGAGGGTATATCAAAATATTTTAAGAAGCAAGGCAGAATGCCCTCTGAGAATATTCTAAAGGAAGTATTAAAAGAGTTACTAGAATCTAAAACCTATGTGGATTTGGTAACTAAAGATGATATACCCAATATCAATAAACTAATAAGTAATCTCTATCATATACCCCTATCGGATTCTGATTATATAAAAGAAAAGATATATCAGTTCTCTACTTATGTTGAGATGAAGAACTTAAATGATTCCTTCGATTTGGATAACTTCGAACAATACGAAGAGTATTCGAGGAAGATTGAAAAGGTACTTCAGAAAAGTAAACCTAAGAAAGAAGATGAACCTTTATATATGATTCGGGATATTACCGAGAGACAGTTTAGAAGACAATCAGAACCTTCAGTTATACCTTGCCCATTTAGGCAGTTGAATGAACTAACTAATGCAGGAGGTTATCCAGAGCATTCTGTTAATGTGATACTAGATAAACCCAAGGCAAAGAAAACCTTCTTTATGGTAAACCTTGCAAGAGGTTATCTCAGAATGAAGAAGTCAGTATTATATATTGATACAGAAAATGGCCAAGAACAAATCATGGACCGTTTTATTCAATCCAGTATTAATAAAACCAAGAAGGAATTATACTCGGGTGAATATGATAAACTTGAGGCAAAGCATTTAAGGAAACTTGCAAGGTTTGGAGTTGAATTAGTGGTTGAGCGTGTACCAGCAATGATTACTAATACCACTTATATAAGGGAAAAGATAATTCAACTTCGTAATCAAGGAATCGATATTAAAGTTCTTATGGTTGACTACGCTGGTAAACTTGCATCAATAGCGGGGGATAGGGAAGATTTCGAAAGAATATCTAATGTATATATAGACTTGAGTAACTTAGCCGAAGAAATGAAACTTGATATAATCTGGACTGCACATCATATTACTAGAGAGGGTAAAAAACATAGAAAAACCAGATATGATGAAAATGATATATCTGGTTCTATAGCCATAGTAAGAAATGCTCAAGTAATTATGGGGTTAAATGCTACAGAACAAGAAGAAAGGGATGATATATTAAGGGCCGAGATAGTGGTTCAAAGGGATGGTCTACCATCAGGTAGAGCTCTTTTTAAATGCTCTACAGAAACTCAACGGTGTACCGAATTTACTAGAGAACAACGAAAAGAATATGACAGGGTATATGGAGAACAACTAGATAATTCTCTAAAAAGTTCTAGTAACCCAGATGCTAATATAGAGAAATATAACAAAAAGCAAGGAGATATATAATGAAAGATAATATACCAGGATTTATGGGATACTACGTTTCTAAAACTGGGAGCGTATATTCAAGATATGTCCGAGGAAGTAGGGGTAAATTAAGTAATGAGTTTACCCCACTAATACCAAAGAAACGTCCCAAATACTATAGTGTATCCCTTTATAGGGATGGTAAGTCTACAAAGATTTTTGTTCACAGATTAGTAGCTACTGTTTATGTACCTAACCCCAATAATTTACCTGTAGTAATGCACTTAGATAACGATATTTATAATAATTATTATAAGAATCTAAAATGGGGTACCCAGAAAGAAAATGTATACCAATCTATCAGGGATGGTAATAATCTGATTTCAGTAATGGGTAAGGATAATATACATCGTAAATTAAACTTAAATGATATACCTAAAGTAAAAGCTTATTATAATACATTACTATCTGAACTAATCCAATTAGGGTTTACTAAATGGAAAGTAAACAAAACTTTATTAAGGGTTCTAGGAAAGAGATTTGGAGTTGGTGATAGGGTAATTCGTAATATATTAAATAACAGTTATGAAAACAAAGAAAGTAGAGGTAGTAAAAGATAGATGGTCTGATGGGGTAGCTTTAGAAATATCTCATAATGGTTGGCAAACAACTTGTATCAATGATTTAGATTTAGAGGATTTAAAGAAACTTCGAAAAGTAATTAGGAAAGCTATAAGAGAGTATGAAAATAACCAATCAGTTTAAATCTAGACTAAGGACATACTTTATTAAACGATTGGGAGGTTACGATTACCGGCATGGCTGGATGCGTATACCAACTTGCCCCTATTGTGGGAGAGAACATAAGTTGGGAGTTAACCTTTCTATGTATAGAACCAATTGTTTTAGATGTAATGCCCATCCCTCTCCTGCTCAACTGATAATGGATATAGAGGGATTTACAGAATACCATGAACTAATTAATTTTTTGAACAATGGCCAATTTGATGAACTACAGTTTAAGGAAGAGAAAATCGAACTTGCCGAAAGTAAGCCAGTATATCTCCCTGAGGGATTTAGAAACATTTCGCTCGGGGATAGCCAACTTGCAAAAAGCATTCGGGGATATATCAAGAAACGCGGATTTAGCCTCGAGAAGTTTTCAAGATACGGTATCGGCTATGGAACAAGCGGCTCAACGTATGGGTACCTCATTATACCCTTTTATTACAAAGGCCAACTTAGATATTACAATGCTCGAAATGTTATTGGCAAAGGACCCAGATATAATAACCCAGACAAAGACATCACCGGTTTGGGAAAACAATTTATCATCTTTAATCATGATGCGTTGGAGATGTATCGGTCGGTATTCATTTGCGAAGGGGCACTTAATGCTCTCACAATTGGGGATAGAGCAATTGCCACAATGGGCAAAGCTATATCTGCATTCCAAGTCAATGAGTTACTTAAATCCCAATGCGAAAGATTTATTATATTGTTGGACCCAGACGCAAAAGAATATGCCATCAACTTGGCTCTCAA